TGGCCGCCGTCCTACCGTTCGCCGAAGACGATAACCGGGTTATCATTCGGCCCGGTCTGGTTCGCACCCATCCCGACAAGGCTATGGGCGCGGCGCTTTCGCTCGATACCATCAATTTCACGATTGACCTATCCGGCAAGCGTCTGCTGGCCGTTCGCGACCATGCCAAAACCTACGCCGTGGCGACGGACGGCAACGGTAACGACCGGCTGGTTTTCTTCGGCGATCTGATCCGGGGCGTGATCGCAGCCATGACCCCGCTTCCCGAGCCGGAACCGCAGGCACCAGCGGCGAACTGGGGCGGCCCACAAGCCGCCGCCGGGGGTTGGGGTACGCCAGCGCCTGCCGCCGCTGCTGGGGGCTGGGGAACGCCGAGCGTGGCCCAAACCGTCGCCCCGCCCGCCGAAGAAGCGCCACAGGGCTGGAATGCCAACGAAGCGCCCAAGCGTGACCATACGGTTGCGGACCCGAACTTCCGCCCCGGCCTGACCGGCGCGGTACAGGGCATGGCCACCGACCCGGAATTTTTGGCCGGGCAGGCTGACTATGACCGGGCGCACGGTATCCAGACCGACACCCGCACTGTGGACGACGTGGACCAAACTTCCGATTTCGACATTGGGGCTTGGCTGGCGGCGAACCAAGGCACCGACACGGGCGAACAGGGCTAATCAATGGGCCTATTTGATGGCGTCAATCTAGCCGGTAGGAAGGACGCGCATTTGCGCGCCCTTCCGCCTATTCCTGCAACCGGGTGGAAGCCGCCGACCGAGTTTCCGAACCTTGACGCTGCCGTAATCATTTCCTTTGATACCGAGACCAAAGACCCGGAATTACAACAGGCTGGTCCGGGCTGGGCACGACATAAGGGCCATATCGTCGGCTATTCGCTGGCGGTAGAGGATCGGCTAGGGAATACCGGAAAATGGTATTTCCCTATGCGGCACGAAGTAGAAGGGCACCTTAACCTAGATGCCACCCAATGCCTGCGCTACGCTCAACACGTCCTTGGCGGTAACGATAAGCCCAAGGTCGGCGCAAACCTGTTGTACGATATCGGGTGGTTTGCCGAAGAAGGCGTTGAGGTTAAAGGCCCGTTCCACGATATCCAGTTTGCCGAAGCGATCATTGATAATAACGCATTCGTCGGGCTGGACATTCTGGCCCACAAGTACCTTGGCGAGGGCAAACAGGCTGATCTGGTCCAGCAATGGATTATGGACGCCTATAAGCCGCCTAAAACGCACTGGCGGAAAGAACTATACCGCGCGCCCCCGTCGTTGGTTGGCCCGTATGGCGAGGCGGACGCGGATTTGCCGCTTCGTGTCATCAAGCAACAATGGCCGATCATCGCCGAGCAAGACCTTGGTACTATCTATGACCTAGAGCATGGGCTTTTGCCGATGCTGATAAAAATGCGTATGGCCGGGGTGTTCGTTGACGTTCCATATGCGGAAGCTATGTACGTCGAAATGGACGGCGATATTGCACGCCTGTACCAACAGATTGAACACGAGTTTGGGTATAGGCTGGTCAATACCAAGGGCGACGAAAGCAGCGACAGCCGCCAGATAGGCAAGTTGTTGGATCATCTGGGGGTAAGCTACCCCCGGAACAAGCCAACCCCGACCCAGCCGAACGGGTCGCCTAAGATCGAAAAGGAATGGCTAGAGGCGCTAGAACACCCGGTCGGCAACCTGTTGCACGATATCCGGGAGCATGAGAAGATTAAGGGCACGTTCCTAAAGTCGTACCTTATCGACAAGAACGTTAAGGGCTACCTGTACCCGGTCATTCACCCGCTAAAGGGCGAAAGCAACGGAACGATGGTTGGCCGCTTCTCCATGTCGGACCCGAACGGGCAGAACATTCCCAGCCGTACTAAGCTGGGTAAGCGCGTTCGCAAGGCCTTCAAGCCGGACCCCGGACATTCGCACTGGCGTAAGCACGACTATAGCCAAATCCATTATCGCATTCTGGCGCATAACGCCGTGGACAACGGCGACGGCTCGGCGGAACGGCTACGCCGGTCGTACATTGATGACCCAGACATGGATTATCATTTCAACGTTTACCAGAACGTTGCCCCGCTTATGGGCTGGGATACCAATTATGTGATGGACGGCAACCGGATCGCGAACATGGACAAGCAGTCCGAAGCGATAACCATGAACCGCCGCCCCATCAAGAATACCAATTTTGGGCTACTCTATGGCCAGTCAGAGAAAAGCCTTTCCTATAAGCTCGGTATGCCAATCGAGAAAGCTAAGGGCTTTTTCATGGCCTACCATTCCGGTGCGCCATACGTCCGGGAGACTATGCAAGCGATTGCCAACGAAGCGGAACAGTGTGGGTATGTCACGACCCTGCTAGGCCGCCGTATTCGCTTCAACCTATGGGAGCAACGCGGGTTCACGAAAGGCCGTGAAAAAGGCCCGGCACTGCCCTATGAACAGGCTTTGGCGCATTATGGTTCGTTTATCCAGTTGGCGTTTCTCTATCGGGCCGTGAACTACAAGTTTCAGGGCAGCGAACCGGACATTATGAAACGGGGAATGCTGGACTGTTGGAACAGCGGCGTATTCGATTACACGGGCGTTCCGCGCCTGACCGTGCATGACGAATTAGACTGGTCCGTCATTGACGATAGCCCGTTAATGCAAGAGGCGTTCCGGTTCATTAAACACACAATGGAAAACGCTGTCCGTTTGTCCATTCCCGTTAAGGTGGACGCTACCACCGGCCCGAACTGGGGCACCGCTGACTAAGTTTTCCACCGTGCCGGAAAATGAAAAACCCCCGCGCCATTTCTGGTACGGGGGTTAATTCTATCTGGTTCGGACAAGTCCGGCGCTGCCGGGGTCATTACCGTTTCGCTGCTATGGATCAGTGCGGGCCAATCCAAAGGCCTAGCGACCAAAGGGCGTTTCGGCGAAGTGCTGGCACCCTAGCCCACAGGTCGCGGCCCCGTCAAGCCCCCTTGATAACGTAGGTGGTATTGAGGGCGGCCCCGGACCCGCTGCCAGCCGCCGTTATGGTGGTGTTGTGTAGCCCGGCGTTTACAACCTTGCTGCCGACGTACAGGGATGCGAACCGGCTGCTTGCGCTGGGGCGGTCCGACCCGTCAATAACGTGGTCCACCTGTTCCGCCAGACCGGAACCGCTGTACCCGGTGACCGTGGCACCCGATGACATATACTCGCCATACAGGACGTTGATACCCAGCAGCATACGGTTAGGCCCGGCGATGCTTACGGACGGGGTGTCCGTTGCGGTCCCTATGTTATAGTCAAACAGTTCATACAGTTCTTGTGAACCGATGACCGGCGTTGTCAGGTCCACGCCCCGGATGCAAAGCAGCGCCGCGAAATGCGTGTCCGGTCCCCCGTTCATTCCGTTAATCGTGATCGTTGCCCCGGCGGCGTCGTCGCTGGTTGCGAGGCGGTAGCGTATCCAACCGGGGATACTGTTAGGGCCGGACCGGGACCAACCTTCCATCCCGGAATTGCTGCGGTCAGCGTCCGATATGAAGACCAGCAAGTCACCGGCAGCAAGTTCCGCCGGGGTGTCTAGAACTGCTGACGTTCCGGTAAACTCTCCCGAGCTAACGCTATGAACGGTTGGGGTAGTGGTCCCCCCGGTGTTGGTATCCCCAATGTCCGGGTTGCCCTCGGGTTCCGGGAACGACCGGGTAAAGGTGCGCCATTCGCCCATGGTCCAAGCCGACTGTGTGGGCAGTGTCCATACATCAAACCAGTGGACGCCGTTGCTAGACCGCTGGATACGCCCGTCCTTGATTGAACGGTCATTGGTATGGTTGGCAAGGATACGAACCTCGCGAATGTCGCGCTCGGTTCCTGCGCCGAAGTCAACGCCAATATACTGCCCGGCACCAGTTCCGCCAAAGCTCAACCATGCGGTTCCTGCCGAGAAGATCGGACCAGCATCACCGTATGTATTGTTAATCGCGTTGATAGCATCGCCACCAAACCCGCCGGTCGTATACTCGCTACTAAACAGGACCGTCTTGCCGGTCGTTTCGTCGCTGCCGTCCATGGGCGTGCCGGTAACAACCGACATTTCAAATTCGCCAATGCAAACGTAAGCGTCACCAACATTCTGGGTCTGGTCAACCAGAATACGCCAGAAACGGGTCGGACCTTCCGGCGGCTCAATCGGTGTCGGGAAAGCCATATCACCGCCGACAGCACCGCCGCCACCAATGGTGCCGGTGATGCCGTCATTTGGTGGTGCCATGTCGCCAGACACTTCACCACCCGCACCGACAGCCCCGCGCAACTTGATAAAGTTCGGCTTATCATAGGTGCTGACCGCATTAACAGTGTTCGGGTTTCCGGTCACTTCCCAAAGGGTTGTCCAAGTCGTGTCATCGTTGGAGCCTTGCACCATAAAGCCGGTTGCAATCTCACTAAAGAACGGGCCATTGGTGTAGACAACGCGGGTCGGTTCGTATGCCCCGCCTGTGTCAATCTTGATCCAGCCGTTAACGTCCCCAGAAGCGCACTCCCATGGATTGCCGCCAGTGGTCAGGTTAAAGGCGTTGGTCGGCGGGTAAGATGGGCTATAGCTTGAACTTGCCGTGACATACGTAGCGTTGTTATCAACCGGCCTAATATCAACGTCCATTGCGTCGCGGAATGCGATTTCATGGGCGGCAATATAGGACGTGTAAGACCCCGTAAACAGCAGCCGCAGATAACGGAATGCCATGACTGGTTCGCCAATCTCGCCAGTCAATACGCCGCCGCCACCAATGACGCCGGAAAGCTCAACCGGGGCCACTGGGTCCGCCATGTTACCCATAAGCGCACCACCGGCACCGATGGTCCCGGACAGCGTTACAGCGGGCGTGGTGATCGCGCCAATGACGGCACCGCCACCGCTGACAGCGCCCCCAAGATCACGGCGCACCACGACGGCACCCGACAGGGAACCCCCACCAGCGACCGCACCAGCAAAATCAAGGTACGCCACGCGCCCGGACACCGCACCGCCGCCAACGATCACGCCCGCCAACAACACATAGGCTGGGATCGTCCCCGACAGGGCACCACCGCCCACAATGGAGCCGGTCAGGGGCATGGCACGGAACGCGCCGGACAGGGTGCCAGTGCCAGCAATCGAGCCGGACAGTTCAACGGCCACGACTTCGGCGAAGTGCCCGTCAATCGCGCCCCCGGCGCTGATCGTTCCGGCAAGGTTGGTCACTGCCCGGACGTTGCCGGACACGTTACCATTGGCCGAAATCTTGCCACCCAATACCGCCGCATTGAGGGCATAGATTGGCAGTTCTTGCCATGCACCAAAGCCCCGGCCAACCGTGTCCGCGCTGATCTGGTAAATGGCAAGTTCAATGTCGGTATCGGTCAGCGAAAGCCCGTCACTTGTTTGCTCGCTTGCGGTATAGATCGCGAAATCGGTATCTGACCGCAGCACCCTTACGCCGCTGTTGGTAACGATATTGATTTCAAATTCTTCCGCCGTTTCGTCCAGCGAATAGGTGGTATCGAACGGGGTAGACGGCGAATTGAGAAACCGCGTGCGGCGGGTCCACTCAATGCGCAAGCTGTCATTGCTCGGGTTACGGCGTACCGTGATGTTGACCGGGGCATACGGCTTACGGCTGTTATACTCGACCGTAAGGGAATTTACATCGGCTTGCCAAACTGGCTGCTTCGCCATGTACGCCCGGTACAGTAAATCATTGTTCCCGCTTTCAACGTCGGGAAACACCATATTGACGACCTTGGCGTTATCAAGGAACGACAGGGTTGCACCTTCCGACCATACGCCGCTGTAAAGCTCCGTCCCGAACCGGCCCCGGCGTAGGTTCCACAAACGCCAGATATTGCCGCCGACGTTGTCGGCGTTGGCAAACTGGACAAGCTCAACCGCCGAGCCTTCACCGAGCGCCACGACGTTCGCGCCGTCGTCAAGCTGGCCTTCCGTGGCATTGACGAACTTGGCCGCCGGGATCGTACCGGCGTCCACATACAGGCTGTTGTAGGTGTCCGTTTCAAACGGATACGCCCAATCGCCTAAGTCTTCGGTCAGATAGCCAATATAGCCTTCTTCGGCAGCACCGAATGCCAAGGCTTCGCCCCATTCGCCGGTTCCACGGGACAGGTCCAGCAGACCGCCCCGGAAGCTGTCAGGAACATAGCCAGACATAAGGACAAGAAGGTTGACCACGCCCGGACGGTTTTGTCCGGCGGTACGGTCCGGGATATCGAGCAACACGGCCCTAATGGGCATCGCTGCCTTGCTGGGCACCTTCACTGTGGGCTGTACCGGCACGCGAATGGGGTACTGGGCTTGTGGCGGTTCGGACACGGTAAGGCTAACGCTGTTATCCGCGTTGATCCGGTGACGATCTAGCAGGCCGGTATACGTCGTATTGTCTGCCGTGAACACCAGCACGTCGCCGACTTCCAAAATGATAAATTCGGACGGAAGCCGGATTTGGTATTCAACCTGATTTGCCCACATTCTGTACATGGCCGCGAACAACAGTTCTTGCGCGTACTCGGCATCAATGGTCAGGGGCAACGACATGTCCGAACGGACCGCGCCGAAGTTGTCAAGCGGGCCGGGAACTTCGTTGTAACCGCGCTTGTACCCGTTATCCCCGTCAAAGTAGGTCAACGATAGGACAGACGGAAAGTCTTGGCTTGCCAGCCGCTCAACATTAAAATGCTGGCTGTTCTGGCCATCGGTCAGGTTAGCCAGACGGTCAGCCGGGGCCGTGGCGTCGATGTTAAGAACGCCGTCAACATAGCTGTTCTTATAGGTGATCGTACCGGCACGTTCGGACCAGTTGAACCCGTAAAGCTGCGACAGGCCATTGGCGATCATTTGGAGCGACACCGGGCCGCTGGCAATGTAACCGTCAACGTACATGTCATCCATGCCGAAGGTTGCAATGTCCATGTCGGTGTAACCGGCCCGGATAGAATAGGCGCGCATAACCTCGGCAGCGTTATAACGGTTCGGATCATCGCTAACGCTCGGCACCATACCAAGGACGACATACGGCGAACCGGCCCCGTAAAGGGCCTTGCTTGAGCTTTCCCAGAACAGCGGGCCAAGCTCGGTTACCGTGTCGTTGTCGGGGACCGTGATATCCGTCTTTGTTCCGGCCACCAAGTCAATGCTGGTTACCTCGGTTGAGCTTCCGGCCTGCGACAGGACAAGGGTGCCCCCTGCAAGGTTGGACAGGGCTTCCGCCGTCTTGGTGCGGGCGGTCTTCGCGCCGGGCAGGGTGACGCCCGAGACCGCCCAAGCGGTAACCTTGGTCGCCGCGTCCAGCGCAATGACCTTCCCGGCGTCCGTCAAGACGATTACCCGGTTACGGGCGGCATCATACCAAACCTGTACCACGTCGCCGTCAACGCCAGCCGTATAGAACACAGAACGGGTCACGGCCACGCCAACGGGACTGTGGGTTGTATCGCTGCCCGCAGACTTCACAACCAGTTCTTCAACGCCGTTTGCAGTGGCCACAAACAAGCTGGTTGACCCGTCGTTCTGGGGGCCGACAACGGCCCCGACCATGGCGCTGGTGGTGAAGTTGTCAATCCAGCCGTAATTGATTGAGCCGGGCCGGACGACCATAATACCGATGGGCCATTCACCGGCATAGACTTCCTCTACAGAACCGCAGAACACGAAGAAATCTTTAAACCCGCCAGCCGTTACCGGGAAGGGCATAAAGACTTGGCAGGTTTCCCATTCCAGATATGCAGTTACCTTACCACTGGTCAGGTCATACAAGCGTTTCTTGAATGTATTATCATTGCCTTGCGTGAAAGCGGCATTCATTTCGGGGATAAACGTAAACACGGTATCCGGGTCGGCAATAGTCTCATAAGATGGCGAAGACGGATCACCCATAAGCCGGACACCAAAACTTTGCGCCTTGGTGGACAACCGGGCCTTGTCTACATAGACCCCCTGTTCCGTGACGTGGACGCGGTACAGGGCATCAAAGTCGGACCGTATTTCTGCCGTGTACGCCTCGACCATGCGCCGGTAGAACATATCCCCGGCGTCGTTGGTTTCGGACCCGTCTACAATGTCGATAAGTTCCGCCGTGATGGTCGGAATGGAATTGCCGTACTCGGTAACATTAAAGTCGGTAAACCGACCTGTCATCAGGCCGCGATAGTGCATACCCCGGAAGACGGGGCCTTGGTCTTCGCTGCCGTCAAAGAACTGGAAACCAAACGACCGTTGAGCCTCTACCGGCAAAGGGTTGATACCGCCGCCAAGCTCGGTATTGATTACCGAGCGGCCCCATGGGTAAGACGTGTTAGCGATGGCCGGGGCGGTGAAGCTGGCCGAACGGTCATAGATGATGATATCATTAGCCCACAGGCGGGCAACCTCAACATGGGTGCCGGGCTTGGCAACACGTTCGCCGAACGACACAACGAACGTGGCGTAATATTCCCAGACCGGCGGTTCTGTGGTCTCGATCCGTTCGGTACGGTATCCTATGGGCGTGTTAGGAATGCCGGTTTGATGTTCAAGGTTATCCAACCGGGCATCTTGGATAGGATCGTTATAAACGGTCGTTGTGCCGCCTGTCCATTTGCCCTCGGTCATCAGTCTATGCCGCCGTCGTTGTAATAAATGGGAACCTTTATTTCCGTAACAGTTGTTTTGCCCGGTATCAATACCGGCGTGATATCTGTTGCGTCGATAACGTTTCCGGTTACGGCGCGACGGCCAATAGATACCGGGATACTGACGCCATAGGTTGAAAACGCCTGCTTACGAATGCCCGGATTTTCCGGTACTTGCGGCTTATCGCCTTCCGGTTGTTCGTTAACCTGCGCTTCCGAAATGAGCTTGAAACCGCCAGTCTTGGCGTCCATGCGGAAACGGGCATTCTTGTCGCGCTTACCTGCCGTGAAAACCATGGTTATACCCCCAACCCATCGTCACCCGGCACGTAGGGTTCGCCGCGATAATTGGCAATGTTATTGTACGACAAACAGGCATCAACCGTGTTGGCGCAACCGCGTATCACCCGGCCAGTGTCGCCGGGAGTAATCAGGAACGGCGGGCGGAACAGTAGCGAGATTGCCCCGGCGTTGTTCCCGGCAATCCGTAGCTTGGTCCCCGCGTTCTGCCCGGTCAGCCATTCCAGCGTTCCAAGGATCAACTGGTTTGTCGGCAGTGCGACCAAGGCCGCAGCGGTAAACGACTGGCTAGACGCTACCGTTGTGACGGTAAAGTTGTTGGTATACGGGGTAAGGTCAACCTTACAACGGTCGTCCCCAAACAGCGCCCGGCACTTGGGGGAATACCGCTCCGTAAAGTAACGGTTGGTCAGAGTTACGCCGCCGATAAGCGCAACGGTCGCCTGTTGCTGGTTAGGCAGGGATACGGTAGAAACCCGGCCTTCAAACAGGTCCATGGCACCGGCTGTAACGTCGTTCCAATTGACGACTTGCAGCGACACCGGGGCGTCATCGTACATGCCGCGCTTCATGTCTTCGTACTGGATAGAACCGGGCGACAGCAGCACCGTAACGTCAAGGTCCGCCGCCGCGCTGTTCAAGGTCGCCTGTACGGCGGTTGCCTCGAATGCACGTTCTGCCGAGTAGATATTACCGTCAAATGGGATATCTCTATCATGATCGGTAAACCTAAAGACGGTCCCGTCTTTGCGCTCAATCGTCCACAGACGGCAAAGCCGCGTAACGTTCTGGCCGATTGCATCGCTAAAGTCGGGGGATACCGCGCGCATCAAATCAACTCGATAATCTGGATAGACGGAATGGACCCGGCCCGGTACGTCGTAAGCTGGACCTTTAGACTGTCAATGTCGAACCGGACCGGAATATCAAAGTCAAAGGTAGCCAAGACATTGCCGCCGGGGTCTGTGGGGAACTGAATAACCCCGTCGTCCAATAAGGTGTAATCGTCGGTTATGACGAAATTCTTATAGACCTTAAGGGTTCCGATTACCGGCTTTGTGATGATCCGAATATACGGGACTTCCACGTCCGCATATTGGCGCACAAGCTGGCGTTGGTTTGGCTGACCGGGGATAGTGCCCACAGGTCCAGCCGTGACGCTAAAATCCAGCCAGTCGCGGAAACGGAACCCCCGCAGGCGTCCGCGCCGGGCGTGAAAGAACGCATACACCTTCTCTAGGTCGTCGCGATCTTGGATACCATAGCCAATGTCATAAGTGCCCCGCACGACTTCCCATTCTTGGTTCCGCTGTTCCTTGCCGGACGCCATGGTTATTACAGTCGTCTTGAAGCTGGGGCCGCCCGTGGTGCCGCGCTCAATGTCTTCCGGCAACCGGACGTTATCAAAGTCGTTGGCCATCTTAGCCCCTGTTGAGTGATGCCGCCATGTCGCTTGCCATCTGGCCGCGTGACAGGCGGAAGCTATCGGCGTCCGGTGTCTGGATATTGAATACGAACGTCGGCGCACCGCTGCTAGGCGGCTGTTGGTCGTCGTTCTCCCGCTGTTGCTTGCGGGTTTCGACGGTCACCCGTTCCCCTTCGTTGGCCCGGAAGCGCACAACGTTCTTGTCGCCCGATGACCGGCCCTTGACGATACCCGTACCGCCGCGCGCCATGGCGGGCAGCTTGGTTATGGAGCCGGTGCCGCTGCCGGTCGGCGACCCTAGCGCCGTAAAGCTCCCGCTAGTACCGCCAGCCGCAACCAGTGCGTCGTAATTGGCCTTGTTCGCCGCCGTCCGGGCAGCGGTCAACTTGAAGTACGAACGGATGATATTGTCATTAGCGGCCACGATTTTCTTGGACGCCTTTTCCGTAGCGTTGCCAAGTTCCGACACTTCCGAACTGGCCGCCTTGGCCTCGCCACCCATACCACCGAACGCCTGCGCAAGCGCGTTGGCCGGGGTGCTGCCGGATGACAGGCCGTCACTAAGCAGCCCGAGCTTTACCGCCATATCTTCTACCGGCTTTAGACTTGAGCTAATAAACTTGGTGAAGTTATCCCATTGCCCGGTCAGCATCAAGATAACACCGGCAGCGGTCAGGATGGCACCGGCCAACAATACCCATGGAGCGACCAAGGCAATGGTGGCAACGGCATTGGTGACCAGCACCGGGGCCATGGCAACCAGCGCCGCAGTAATGCCAATAAGGGCTTGCACAATGCCGACCGTCTTAACGATTGCCCAAGCCGCGCCAAGAGCGACAACCAGCGGTACAATGATATTGAGGTTTTCACCAACCAAACCAATTGCCAGCGCGACAAGCTGGGCACCGGCTGACGTGTTCTTGGTCCACTCAATGAACTTGTTGTTTAGAACGGTAATGGCCTGTTCAATTGTGGGGATGGTCCGCGCGAAAGCCGCGTCCGCACTATCAGCCAGATTGGCCATGGCTTCGCGGATCACTTCGGACGTAATCTTGCCTTCCGATGACAGTTGCTTCAACTGGTCAACGCCAACGCCCAACACCTTGGCAAATTCTTCCAAGGCTTCGCGAGGCAGGTTTTCCGACAGCGACCTAAATTCGTCGCCCTGTAGACGGCCAGACGTAAGCGCCTGTCCAAGCTGGACAACGATAGAATTGACTTCGCCGGAAGTGCGACCGGCAACAATAAGTTGCTTATTCAGGGTCTCGACAAACCGCAGAACTTCCACGTCAGACGCGCCGTTAAGGGCCTTGCTAAACCGGACAAACCCGTCCGTCGTTCCCTCGATACCGGAACGGGTAAGATTGGCGACCCGGAACAGTTCTTGCTGTAGAGCAACCTGCCGTTCAATGTCCGGCGTCAAGCCCCGCAACTTGTTCTGTATGGTCGTCAGCGCGTCACTTGCCTGTGTCCATTCACGGGCAATAAACAACAGGCTAAACCCGGCCAGAAGGCCGTTAAGCGAACCACCCAACGCGCTTGAGTTTTTCCGCAGGTTAATGGTGGTATTATCAATGCTCTTGAGCGTTCCGGCCAGCTTCTTGGCTTCGCTGTTAACGCCCGTGACTTCGCTCTTAAACTTACGGGTATCCGCAGCCGCTTGACGTAGCCCGGCGACCGCGCTAAAGCTTTTTAGCTCATTCTTGAGAATGGCAAGGTCGGTATGGGCTTCGGTAGCTGCTAGGGCAATGTCCCGAATACGGGCAGCAATGTCCGTATTGATATTCCCGGATATCGTAATTACGATTTTTTCGTCCATCAGATACCCCGGAACCATTTGCGGTTGCGCAAGAACGACGTGCCCACAAGTAGGGACGCCTCAACGAAGCCACCCGGATGCTGGGCCGAACTACCTTCGTTCAAGGGCACAATATGGCCCGCCGCATTCGAGATTACCAGCGGCAAGGAAGCCGGGGCGGCCTCAAAGATAGCCTTGGCCCTCGATTTCGCTTCGCTGGCGCTGGCGGCCCGCGTGGAGCCTGCTTCACCGGGCACAATTGGACCGATCGCACCGGGAACACCGCCCCCGGTGGACGCTTGCCAGTTGGACAGGGCTTCCGATGTATCAACCGGGGTTTGGTCTATCAGATAGTTGATAACCGCCATGGCTGTCCCAACCTTGGCGGCTTTCTGTTCATCGTCTATTTGATCTGCCAGCCTGTTTAGTCTTGCCGCCAGACTGCTTAGGGTTTTTGCCACCTTTGTCCGCGTCCTTCTTTCGCTTTTCTAGAACGGCGTTATCAACCTGTTCTATAATCTCGATAAGCCAATCTGACTGGTCCGTTGTCAGACGATAGAACCGGCAGTAATGGGCCATGGCTGACCAAGGGATGGGCGCTAGGTCGCTAGGTCGGTCGCCTTCCAACCTTAGATACGCTTGGAAGTACAGCTTCCATTGTTCGGGCACCTTGATTGATGCAAGCCGGTGTTGCTCTATAAAGGCAGTGTCCCCGGCTTGCTTGGCTTGTCTTAGGGCGGCGGCTAGGTGCTTGTTGTTGCCATAGGCATTCAACACCGCGCCCTTTACTATTCCGAGACTGTGACCAGCGCCGCGTTACGGTAGTTGGTCATTTTCTGGGCTTCGGTGACCAACACGCGGTACAGGTCGGGAAGGGCGGTCAGAAGCTGGGTAGCCTGTTCCTTGCTGTACTCCATGACCCTGCCGTCCTTGTCCTGAATGTTGCGCCATTCCACAAGAACAGTATCAACAAACAGCTTGCGCATATGCGGGCGGGCCTGCGCATCGGTCAGAATATCAAGCTCGATATCCCGGCCAAGTTCCTTTTGCAGGGCTTCCAACCCGGCCAGATATTTCGGGTTGGTATCGGCCATGCGCGCCAGCTTAAAGCCGGGCTTAGTACCGTCTGTGTTTGCCGGGAAATCGAACCACCGGCCAGAGACTTCCAAATCGTTGTCCGTCTGGAATGCGCCGAAAATACCGTTAATCATTGAATTTGCTCCATAGCGAGAAGGGGACTAGGTTCGCCCTATCCCCCTTCTACCAGCGCCTTAGTCTGCCGTCCAGCTATCAAACGTCCGCGTTAGGGACCGGGTGCGCAATTGTGGGCAGGAACGGGAACGACGTATACAGAAGGGTATACCCGTTCGGGTTTTCCGCGCCCATCTGTTCCAGTTCGATGGTAACGGGTTCGCCCGGCTCAACGTTAAGTTGGCCGCCGTTAAGGGTCAGCAATGGAATGTCATAGACAAACCCGGCATTGTTGGCCGCCGCGATGATATCATAGGTAACGTCCGCGTTGGCGCGAACGGCCCGGATAGCCGCGACAGTCGAGAACAGGACGGTTGCTTCGCCGCCAACGTCGAAATTGCCGACCGACACGTCAATGCTGCCGAGATTGGCAACGGCCTTGACGGGAGACACGTTGTTGTTGATGGTCAACGTTCCTTCCGTCATATAGGCAAACAGCGCCGTGGCGCGCGAAGTCGTCGGATCAATGATCGACATGCGCGAACGGACAATGTTGGAAGACGTGTTAATTGCGTCTTCGCCGGGTGCCGGGACGAATGGTCCGGGCTTACGTCCTTCCGCCCCGGTACGGGTTTCGTGATCGCCAGACACGAAAGTAACGTCAACGTTCAGCTTGTCAGCGACCGGCACGTTAAGGGTAAGTTCGTTGGCCACAGAACGGGTCAGATATTCCGCCTGTGTGCCGTCCGCGTCCTTGCCCAAGGTGCGCTCAAACTCATAATACCGGGTCGTGATAAGGTCCGGGTCTTTTTCGTTACGAAGCGTCAACCCGGTGTACAGGTGGACGGACTTGCCGACGCCGGTTTCAGCAGCCGGGGTAAAGGTCGTCTTGTCGAACAAGGCGAACTGGTCACCAATGGAAGCGATACGGGCAAAGCCCACAGTCGTTGCGAACCGGGCCGCCGCGCTATCGCCACCAAGGAACACCCATTCACCGACGATAAGGCCAGTTTCGAGCAAACTAAAGCCGGTGCCGCCGGTCAGCGTTGCCGCGCCGAAGGACAGGTTGGCCCCGGCCTCGACCGTGCGGACCAGATTGGAGCCAGTGCCCTTGACAATGGCGGTCAGGGTAACGGCGTTATCGACAACCGTAGCCGTGACCAGCTTGGACGCCGTGACACCGATAACGCCGCCGTTGATCGCAGCCGCGAAGTTCGCTGCCGTGTCATCGTCGGTCGCGCCAATCGGAACCTGCCCAAGGTCGGGGCCGAAGGTGTATTCTTCGCCGCCAATGTCCACGGTATCGCCGTCCGTCACGTTGCCAGCGGCGACGGTCAGGACACCCGTTGCAGCGGTTGGGGCACCGCCGGTAAGGTTGAGCCGGGGAAGGCCGCCAACAACCGTAATCGTGGCACCCGCAGCGGCAAGCTGGAAACCGACCGACTGGACAACAACTCCGTCCGGGGCGTCTTCGTCAACCAGCGACTTGCCAAGCGTGATAGCGGTATCCGTTACCGCCGTCACCAGTGCAACGCCGTTGTTGGCCGCCGTCGCGAAGCCGGACACCAAAACGAGTTGGTTGACGCGGAACATGGACAGGCCTTCCGCAGCCGCGATAGTGTCGGTTGCGGCATCGGCTTCGGTGATGACGATAGCCGCGCCGTTCATCGGCTCGGTCGTCGCCTTTTCGTGGAAGTCGGCGAAAAAGAAACCCTGATACAGCCGGTTAAGGGCCGTCTGGGTCTTGTCTTGGTTGAACCCGCCGGTTGCGTCCATATCGACCAAGACGCCCTTCTTGCGCTGGCGGCTGGCGTTGATAGGGTTCCGGGCCATGGTCGTCGGGTCGCCGCCGAAGTCGGTATATTCGTTCGGCTCCAACTCATACCAAGTCGGGTCAAAACCGTCTTCGGCCACTGTGGGCAGACGCCCGCAAATGGTTTCGGCGAAAGAAAGCCCGGTCGCGTTACTGTCAATCTTGCGGGGGTCGCAATTATCGGCCATGGCCTTTTCCCTATCCTATTTCGTCGTATTGAAATTCGGCAACGACGTTACGCCGGATGAATTTTTCTTCGGTACGGGCGTCCTGTACCCGGACATTCCGAAACTGGATACCACCGGGAAGACATACGCCCCGGAAACAATTGCGGGCAATGATGGCCATGCGCCGGGCATACTCGGCAGCTTCAACGGCCTTGTCGTTGCCCTTAAAGGCGAAGACTTGGACGATAACGTTGCCCTCGACCGTGTACCGCTGGCCCAATTCACCATCGCGCAAAGTGGACTGATATTCCAGCACTGTATTAATGGACAGGCGGGAAAAATGCGTCTTGGGAATATCCCCGGTCTCAACGTCCTTGATACGGATAGGCGGGGCACTGCCCACAATAGCGGGCGTCCCGGCGTTCCATCCCGTTTCAAAGGCGGTAACCATGGCGGTGTAAGCGGCTTCTTGGGTCGTTGGCATTTACCGGGTAAACCTCAAGAAGTAGAGAATGATTTCCCCGTTAGGCGCTAGGGCCTCGATACCGTTCTTGCCGTCTAAGACAAGTTCTTCGGTTCCACGGATGACCGTATCAACCAAGAGCGGTTCAAACGGCACGGTAGCCATAAGGCCTTTAATGCCGCCGGTCGGGACTTCGGTATCTTGGATAACCGATAGGAACGACGCTAGACCGTCCCGCTTGTTTGGCAGGAACAAGATACGGGTATCAATAAATTCCGGCGTGCCGGAAATTGGGTTCGCCAGCGTTCCGGTGGCCGCTCCCGGTTTCTTCCATTGCACCAACTGCCCCTTCTGGGCAATCATGCGAACGGCCAACGCAATTTGGCGGTCATATTCGCCCATGCTACACCCGGAAAACGCGGAAGCCGGACAGGACCGACAGGAAGGGGGCCAACAGCGCGTCAACCGCTGGCATGTCGTCAGTGAGCCAAGCCGTGGAAGTCATAGCGCCCATCATGGCCGGGGTTGCGTACTCGGTTTCCAGCACGTCCACCTTTTCCCGGATGATTGGCAGCACGCCACCGACGGACGGGCTGTCCAGTGCAATACCGGCTTGCTGGGCAATCACAAGCTGAATTTGGGCCGCCTTGATTTCCGGGGGCACGGTCGTAACCGGGTATTCGGTGGTAGCGCCGTCGATATACATGCCCGAGCGCGGGAACACCATGGGCGTGGAATAGGTCTTCGTGCCCTTGAACTGGCCGCGCTTACCGTTCAACCAGTCACCGGCAACGATAAGCCAAGCGGCAACCGTGTCGTCATCTGCCGGGAGAGTGATACCACGGTTGAGCGAATAGGCGCGGGCGTCAGCAACCGACACAAAAGAATTGGCCGTCGCAACGCCCGTGCCGTCTTCAACCGTGATATCTATTGCCATGACTTAGCTTCCGGCGATGGCGGTTACGGCACCGCCGACAATGGTAGGGGTGTAGCCGTTGGCGTAAGAGCCGGTCGCCGCCGGGGCCGCAAATTCCACGCCGGACCGGATGACCTTGGACGTTGCCGGAATGTTGGTCGGATCAGGCAGGGCAGACGGGTCGATTACCGGGTAATCGCCCGCGTCCGCATATGCGGTTGGGATCGTCCCGGCAACGAAGTCGGCAGCTTCCGGTTCGCCGCCTTCATAGTTCTTGCCGGTAGCGTTGCGGACGAACACCGAATAACGGCCATCGTTCTGCAAGGTCTCGATAGCCGTGGTTTCCGGTCCCGTGGGCACGGCAGACGCGGTAAAGTAAAGCAGTACGGCAGGGGTAAACATTGGTCAGCCTTTCTTAGGCGTTCGGGTTCCAACCGCCACCAGCGGGGGCAGGGGTCGCGGGAGTGGTGGCGGGCGCTGCCGGTGTCGCTGGGGGCGCTGCCGGGGTTGCGGGCACGGGTTCCGGCTCGGTCTGGGAAGGACCACCACGCTTGCCACGGCGGCCAGCGGAACCGGGGCCGTTGCCGGTCGAGTTGTCGAGCGTAGCGGGACCAGTGCCCACAGGACGCGCGGTCCCGGCCTTGTCGGCGGCGGCAATTTCCTTGTCCAGCTTGTCCACGTCGGACTTGCTGGTCACGGTCGGATAGGCTTCCGAATAGTTGCCGGGGATAAACTCGGGATCGAGGGCGGCAACGCCGTCCGCAGCCTCGACAGCGCCAACGGCTGACATGGAGCCGTTACGGAAGCCGATGTTGTTGGACAGCTTATAGGCAAGTTCGGTTTCTTCGTCGGTCGGGATTACCCCGACAGTGAAGAACAGGATACGGGTGTCACGGCGCATCATTCTTGGCATTCCTTATTGTTTGAGAAAAAGGCGGGGAAGCCGTTTCCAGCAACCCCGCCTATTCACAGTAGCTCCCGACTGTGAACCCGTGTTACTGGGTCAGGACCATAACACCGGCAAGGTCTTTGTTGCTGGTGACGATCTTGTCCCAGTTCGCCGACGACGCGATAGCCGCGTCATTCGGAGAATGACCGCCGGACGACTTGTCCCAAGCAAAGCCCTTGACGGACAGGTTGTAGGTCCATTCGGACTGAATAGTCCGCTTGATGTTTTCGCTGCCGTTGGACGTTTCAACGTTCTGGTCGAAATCGTTGTTCTGCTCGACCATGATGCCGCCGGACACCAGACCAAGGGTCCGGTAAACGTCGGGGTTGGGTGTCAGGTTGACCAGCGACGGGCTGTCAGTGATGACGATAGGGCGGCCAAAGCCGTCCTGACGGACGTTGATGGTTCCGAACGAGAACAGGCTTGCGTTGTTCGCAAGAGCAACGCCCCAAATGTCAAACATGACCTTGGAATGGGAAATCCAGACGCGGATAGCCTGCGACTGGTCGCCGAACTTGGCAGCACCGCCAAGCAGGTCGCCAAAGTCGGCGGTGCCAGCGGAAGCGTCATTGATGACACCGGCAACGTTGGACAGGGCAGCAACGCCCGCCATGATTGCCGTGTTCAGCATATCGGCCATCATATCGACGGCAAGCTGCTTGCCATAGATGACGCCGCCTTCTTCCGGGTTGCGCTGTATCCAAGTCCACCATGCCGGATCGACGCGAACGGGCGGCGTGCCCGCTGCGACCTTGACCGACGTTTCGGTCAGCATGGAAAGTTCCTTCTCCGTCACGTCGCCGGAACCGTAGACGTTACGGCGGCGTACAAGGTCGGCAACCTTCGCGTAGAAGGTGCTGTCCGTGTAGTCGCCGACGTTAGCAGCCGCCCGCAGGACGATAGCCCCGGCGGTGGCAGCGTTGAAAAGGTCGATCTGCTGGCGCAGAACTTCCGTCGCGGCGGTGTAGGTAAATTCGGTGAAGACTTCAAAATCGGAAAGGCCCATGGCCTGTTATCCCCTGTGGTAATGCGGCGACTGGCGAATGGGTTTACTGCCCGTTCGCCGCTTTGTTTGCCTGTACGGATCGGACATGCGCCAGCAAGTCATTGGTCGGGGCGCTTGCCAAATCTAGCGGCTTGTCGCCGGGGATGGCACTGCCACCCGAACCGGGGATATTATTGGGGGCAGCACCGCTACCCCTTGCCTTGCTGCCGATCATAATAGACGAAAAATCCTTGTTGGCAACAAATTCTTCGCCCAGTTTATCGAGTGTCAACTTGCTGTCCGGCTTGCCGTCCGCACCCAGAATTTCTAGGGCCGGTTCGTCGCCGTCATAGTTGACGGACAGGCGTTTCCCGATTTCACCGGCCAAGAGTTTCGGCACCGTGGAAATCTTGGTTGCCAAGGCTTCCGCCTTACCGCCCTTGATTTCCTTATCAATAAACTTGGTCAGCTTGCCAACCTTGGCTTCGTGGTCCGCCGTCATGTCGGCAATGGTCTTTTCGTGCGCCTTGGTCAGGCGTGCGATATCCTTTTCACCCTTGCCTTGATTGCCCTTGAGGGCCGTCAATTCGGTATCGAGCCGTTCGGCTTCCGCTTCGGCTTCGTCGGCGCGGATTTTCTCGCGATCCTTGGCGCGCTTGAGTGCGCCATCATTTTCCGGCTCGGGAAGGCCCTCAACGTCAAGCGTGTAACCGCCCTTCTTGTCGGCGTCTTCTACATACTCGCCTTTCAGTTCGTCGGACAGCTTGTCAAATGCTGCCTTGGTAATCTTGTGTTTGAGAGCCATTGTTAACCATCCGTTCCGGTTTTAATGCGATTAGTCTTAGATTTGTATTCGTCCAGCGTCAACGGGGCTGGGTCGCTAAACTTGGGTAGATCGGTCGCCCGTAGTTCGCCACGCCGCAAAACCTCTTGCAACCGCCGGGGCAGGATATCCCGCACGAAGGGGGCGGGTTGATCCGTTAACCATCGGTAATAGCTTGTGGGCAGTTCGATTGTCTCCCGCAGGAAGATCGGAACTGTGGACGAACGGCAATTAAAGTGCGCTGGCGGAATGGGGCCTTGGCCGCGCCGGAATGTCCGCCCATTGCGACCCCGGCAAATGTCGGTCGTTGCGCCGTCGATAACGCTATTCCACATATAGAAGTCGGTCAGTAGCCCATAGGCCCTATCCCGTAATTGACTAATGACCTGTTGCATGGTCGTCGCGATTGCCGAAGTCAGGGCATGTTTACCCTTGTTCATAATCCCGTCACGGCCATTAAGGACACCAGTGCCCACAATAAACGCCGTGAACTGGGCAAGGGTCATATTGTCCGCAATGCCGCCTTTAACGCGCCGGGTCATATCGCGGTTGGCAGACAGCCCTAGCGCGGCCAGTAGGCCTAGCAGGGTGTCGCCGGTTGCGCCCATGTCGGCGGTTGAGATTGACGGCCAAAGGCTGGACAGGGACGGCAGCGGTACAACCGGGTTGTCGGCATCTGATAGCAGGTATGGGGTTTCCCGGATTTCGTACACCAGCCAGTCACCCAGAAAGGCAATAAGACGGGTAACCGCCGCCGAATAGAACTTAGTCTATATGCCCTTCAACTGGCGCAACAAGGCCCTAATCTGGGCTTGCGTCAAATCGCCGACGTTCTCGACAGGTAGCCCGGCCAGCACTGCCTTGACTTCGGCTTCCATGGCAGCAAAGGCCAGCAACGCCGCGCGCTGCTGACCTTCCTTTAATCCCTCGATATAGACTTGTTGGCGGGTGATGACGTTGAAAACGGCTTGGGAGCGATTAGCCATAGTCCGGCGTCCTTATGGGGTTGGAGTGTTTGCAGCTTTGGCCACTGCCGCCGCTTCGGCGGCCCGGATAGTTTCGTCCGTCTGGGTCGCCAAGGTTTCAGCGTCGGCGGTTGCCTGCGCTTCCATTTCTTCGTCAATTTCCTTCTTGGCGGTCTTATCGTCCTGTGTGGCCAACCCGCCATGACGCAACCGGGTACGCATTTCGGTCCAGCTAATCGCGCCAGCCTGCCAAGTGGCAATAACTTCCTTCTGTTCGCCGGGCGACAGGGTGTTAAGCTCATACTCGGTATTCAGGGTAAATTCGCCACCCGTCGTACCGGCGTACTGGCCTGCAACCTCGATTGCCCATGTCATGGCCGCCGATACGTTTTCCGCAGACGACACCAGCGTTGACGTTTCGTTGTTGGCATCAATACCGGCTTCCGTCGCCGTGCGCTGTACCTGCTTCTGTTCCACCAGCTTGGCACCAAGGGCAACCATCTGGCGTTCTTTGTGGCCCATGCCCTCAAAGGCCATAGTGTTTTCTTGGACCTGCAACAGTTCCGCCGTCGCGCCAACCGGGAGCGGGACACCGCCCCGGCTACCGAAGTCCACCCGACCGCCAAGAACGTCCTTGTACCATTCGGCAGTCAGGCCCGCCAGAACCAGTGTGGGCTGTCCGACAACATAGCAGGTCTCTTCATAGTCGGCGCTGTTCCGGTAATGCGCAACATTCAAGTCGGCAAGGTCGAACATAGGCGGTTCGTCAATGTCCGGGTCGTTGTTTTCCGCCCCAACGAACTTGAACGGAATATCGTTCAAAGGATTACCCGCCGCATCGGTCGGGTTGAACGTTTTCCATGGGGCGGTACGGTTATCGCGCCAGATTTCGCACGAATAGGCGGACTTGCCGGTCAACTGACCATCAGTCCCCCGTAATCCGGTCAGCTTGAGAACGCGCCACTGGGTCCGCTTGACTTGTTCAAAACCGTCATCCTTGATGACGTAAGGTTCCTTGAGAACGACCAAGGTAGTAACTTCTTCGGCCCCGCGCGCCTCGACCCGCCAGTTGATGATCTGTTCCGGCTTATAATAGTTGATAGTCGGACGGACGCCGTTTTCCTCTAATTCCTGCAAGGTCGTCGCTTCGGCGGCGTCCGGGTAATCGACAAACAGGCCGCCGCGACCCTTGGACACCACCGACCGCGCCAGCCCCTTGGCCAAACCAACGATACCAATGCCGGTTCCCGTGGCATCGGTCTCCAGAACCTTGAGGGCTTCCGGCAGTTTGATGATGGGTTCTTGGTCGAACATTTGGCCCACAAGTCCGCCGAGCGTCCGCCGGGTGACGTTGTAGAACACCGCGCGTTCGCGGTACTGGTCATAGCGAAGCCCGTTTTCCTTTGACAGGTCAGCCGGGGCGGGTTTCGGAAGGTACTTGACGCCCTTTCCCTTGACGGCAATCGACCCAGCAACACAGTCATTGATAAGCTGGTACATGGGCATATAGGCCCGAATTTCCGGCAAATGAAAATCGACGTTTGGCATGGTTTCTATGTTCCGAAGTTGACCCGGATAACTTGAGCCAAGTTGTTGCTGGCTTTAAGGCACCTGTAACGGGTCATATCATATGGGTGGTCTTCCGCGCTAGTGTCCACGTCGTCCAAATTGTCGGGGTCACGCGGAAGAACGGGGATAGTGGCAATGGAAGCCCGGCAAACGTCCATGAAGTACAGCGCCGGGTTCTCATGGTGTTTAGCCGCGTCCAGACGTTCGCGCATTAGCTCAAGGCCAATAGCACGGGTGCCGGACGACTTGTCCGACTTTTCCCAGCGCACGCCAACCTTAGCCATCTTCTTTTCTAGGGTATCGGTGTCGCTTTCGTTGACGTTGGAAATCTGGTTATCCGCAGGACCGGGCACCGGCTGGCTGACAATCCAGCCTTCGGACATAAGCCTAATCTCGACTTCTTTAACGGCTTCCGCCAGTTTCGTTGACGACCACTTGACGCCCTGATTAGCGCCGATCTTGGTTGACCCGTAAAGCTCGGCGATCTGGATAAGCGTACCCTTGGGCGGGCAGAACACCCGTTCGCGCCCTATCTTGGGGTCATAGAACACGGCTTCGGTGCCATCAGCTTCCGCCCACCAGCCCACACTAAACGGGTGCGACGAACCCCAGTCCATGGAGCGATCAACGCGCCAAGACTTCGGAATGCGGAAGCGGGGCAGAACATGTATAGCCTTGTTCCATACGTCATCAAACGCACCACCGGCAACAATATCCCAGTCGCCGTGTATCCAAGCCCGAATAATGTTATCGTCTGTCTGTTCATACAGACCGGCAATGTACTCGGGCGACAGATACGGGTTTTCCGTAAACGAACCAAAGATAGTCATTTGCGTGCGCTTAATGACTTCCTCTTTCTTGGTCTTCGGATTTACGATAGTCCGTTCTTTGGAAGTCACGACACCATAAGGCGCGGCATCAATAAATTCCGCCTTGACCCAGTTATGTCCGGGGCCATAGGGGTTTGTCGTCGCCACTGTCTCAAGCGGGATCGGCGGGAGCGGGCGACCGTCCTTAGTGATGTAATCCCCGACCATGAAGGGGCGGCCTAGATAGTGGTGGTAGAGCAACGCGCCCGTAACCATGTCGGCGGCGTGGTTCCATTCATCCACGTCCGACATATTGCCGGACATGATTTGCCCGGTAAACCGGGGGGTATGTTTCTCGGGATCAAAGCCGGTACGGTTGATCGAGAACATTTTATGGAACAGTTTGATGGTCGGATACTTAGTCAGTTCGTTCCAACCAACGAAAGCGTATTCATGGCCATGGTATGACCAGTAATCATCTTCCTTCTTAGCCTGCCGGAACAACAGTTCTTCGCCGGTATCCCATTTCCACCCAAGGGCGGACGTGGAAGACAGGAACGTTGCGGCTGGACCCTTGGCGTTATAGAACAGGCGCTTGGACTTAACGATAAGATCGTCAAGGTTCTTGTATTCCCGATCAAAGATAATGCCGCGCCAATAGGTGCCGTAACCAAGTCCGACCAACTGCCGATACCGCATAAGCTGGACTTCGGTTTTACCCCAGCCCCGGCCCCCGGTAAGCAGTAGAACGTTTACGTTCGCCTGTAGTGCAATCTCTTGGGAGCTATCAGGAATAAACGCCCATTGCTGTTTATCAATAGGCGGTAATTCAGCGGGCAGGTGCATGATTTGCCGCCACAAGCCTTGCCTGTTGATTTTCCGCCTTGATGGCAAAGGCCGCTTGTCCGGCATCCGTTACCCGTTCCGGGACAATGAAAACGCCCCGGTGATCGTTGTATGTATTGTTCACGGTATTATTGGTGGTGCTGGCCTTGCCGATCATCTGGGTAAGTTCGCCGTAAAGCCGGTAGGCCTCAAGCCGTTCTTTGACAGTCTTGGTCTGGTCAACGGCAAGGTTGTAAACCTCGCGTGCCGTCTGTTCCATTGTGGGCAGGTCTGCCGTGCCGGTCGTGCGGGCCAAACGTTCACGCTCGGCGATGACCAGAACGTCCGCAGGCCAGTACTCCATAACCTGAAAGATCAGGAACGAATTGTCCGGCTCATTGGGCAGGGTCAGCTTTGCAGCCTCAAACCGGCCCTGCTGGCTGTCTGGACGACTGGCCATAAACCGCGCAAACGCCAGCTTTAAAGCCGGGTCTGCAAGGCGGTCCCATACGGTTTGCGGTACTGGTGAAGTCTGGTCCATGGGCGGAACATAGCCCACAGGTTGCCGGGCGGTCAACGGGGGATATTGAACCCGCCAGCGAGTGCGAACGCGACGACAACGCCGACGACCGAGACAAGGAAGGCGGACAGGATCACCATGCCTATACGGTTCCACACGGCAACGCTGTTGTTAACAGCAGTTAGCTTTAGGTCGATAATCTGGCCAAGCGTGGAGATTTTGCTTTCCAGACTTTCGGCGCGTGCTTCCCATCCCGCAACGCGGAACGACAGGTCGTCAACTCGCTTGGTAAGCTGCTGCATATCCGACGCCAGCCTTGTTGTTTCGTCCATAAGTCCCGGTCCAACTAAGGGCTAATTAAATTAGGACTTCCACCCGCAGGCGGAAGCCCCATATTCATTATGCGATAAGATTTGAGCGTCTGTGGAAGGCAGGTTACCGGACGCGGGGGCAAAGCTGTCTTTAACAGACGGGTGGATTGACTTAAACCCGGCGCAAAGGTCAGTCGTCACGCATCCACTTAGCAAGGCGGTCAGCCCGAGCGTCAGGACTAAGGTTAGAAATTTCGGCATCTATCTTTCCCCTTTTGGCTAAGGCCTCGGCGCGGGCCTTCTGGGCGGCCCGGTCGGCTTCGGCGCGTTGATCGGTACGGCCCTTGGTGTAGATGCCGCCAGCGGCCCCCAGCGTGGCGACGGCGACTAGGCCGCGCCAGCCAAACAACCTGTACGCCCCCGCCGCCAAGGCGACAAGGGGCACCAGCCACCAATAATCAAGGATCACGCGGAAACTATTCAATTGCGACACCAAACGCCTTGAGCGCGGCCCTTACCCGGCTTGCGATAAGTTCGGCTTTCCAGACCAGAACAACCACGCCGACGATACCGACAACCAGCAGGGCCGCCTTAATGTACGGATCATCCGGTACGAATGGCGTTGCGACCATCGCGGTTGCTGACAGGCCACCGGCAACCCGGCCCATGGAAACCCGGTCCGCCGACTTCGGCGCTACGGGTACAACTTCGGTAACCGGGGCGGCCTTGGTCTGGGTAACGGGCGTACTGCCCATCAGGACAAGCATTTGATGAATGGCCGCCCGCGTCTTGGGGCCGTCCACGCCGTCAAGGTCGCCGTCATAGACGCCGAGTTCTTGGCCCTTGGTCTGCACCTTGAGCCGATCCGCAGCGGTGTACTTGAACCCGAGAATGGACATACCAATAATGGAGTATCGTTCCAGCCGGTCGCCGTAGCCATTCAGACCACCATTGATTACCCGCGTAATCATTTCGTTGTTGCCGGTGTCGGCATACTTGTTGAGGTTACGGCTGTCCCAATACCAGATTGGGGCAAGGCCTTCCCATGGATCGGTATTCACCGCGTCCGGGTTCGCCTCGAAATCGGGGCAGTTCGGATCAATGTGGGTACGCACCCAGTCGCGGAACGCAATATAGTTTGCGCGGCCCGTAATCTGGATTGTGGTACGCCCCCGGTAGGTATGGGCTTCGTTGGCGACCTTGTTGGAATGGCCAAGGTCTTTACGGTCTTCGTAACGCTGTTGGGCCGGTGTCGGTCCCCAGATTTCCGCGTCGTGAATAAAGCCCATGCTTTCGTGCGAAAGCTGGGCGACGAACTGGGCGAAGCGGTGCGGCTGATCTAGCCCCAGCTTGCCGCCGTACAGGTTGACTGACAGGACCAGAGAAGCAACGTTCGCCTTGGCCTTTGCGCCCGCAGCCGTTACCGGGGCAAGCATTTCCGCTGTAAATTTCATGGTTGGGCCTCTTGATGATCGCGCGACCATAAGCCCACAGGTGGCAAAAGAAAAGGGGCCGGGCGATTAAGCCCAACCCCTTCCGTGGCCAGCCGGTTGCCCGGCTATGGCTTAGACGTTCGCGGGCGGGGTGCCGCCGTTGTCGCCATCGGTGCCGGGCGTGCCGGGAATGCCAGCCGTGCCAGCGTTGGCCGATGCTGCCAGCGCTGCCGCATCAGCGGCCTTCTGCTCGGCAGTCTTGCGGGGTGCGCGCGTCTTGCGTTCGTCCAGCGGACGGCGGTAGAGGCCAGTACCGGCGACACCGGCATAGGCTTCCGGGTTCGGGGTGCCGTCTTCGTTGACGCCGACGAAACCGGCTTCCTTGCCGTCCGGGATGCCGCGACTGGTGAAGAACTTGTCCTTGTTGTTGGAATTGCGGTCCGACATCATCGAACCGAACTGCTTGGACAGCTTCTTGGTGTCCGCGCCAGCCGGGGCCGGGATGAACAGGGCCTGACCGACTTCCAGCGTATCAAGCTGGGGATACTTCGGTTTCTGGCCGCCGCCCTTGGGCGGGGTGCGCTTGATGGCAGGCGGGGCGACGTTGGCAATGGCGAAGGTCACCGGGGCGGCGACAGCCGGGGCAGCGGCGGCAAGTGCGCCGGTCGCGGTGCCGGTAACAGGGGCGTTGGTCTGGTCGGTCATGGGCGGAAGGGCTTTCTTGCCGTTCTCGGTAAGCTGGGCAGCGGCATTGCCGCTTGCGTCCAGCATACCAGTGTTGACGATCACCAGCCCGGCGGTGACCAAATGGCTGGCCTCGGCGGAACTGACGTAGCGGAAGTTACCAGAAGCCGCGCCGCTGTCAATCGCCTGCATAAGGCTTACGTCGTTTTCAGACGGGTTGAACACGGCAGGGGCTTCGGTGTTGGTCTTGGGGGTCTTGGGAGCCATAGTGTTTTCCTTGGTTGAGACAGCGGTTATTCGCTGCCGTTGGTTATTACCCGTCAATGTTTTCCTGTCAACGGGGTAGTCTTATTATGGTTGCCGATTAATCGAGATACTTAGCGCAGGTTCCGCCTTCGGTCGTGTCGCCAAGTTCGGTCATCATTTCCGTAAACCACCGGCAGCTTTCTTCGCGTGCCGCTTCTTCCTGACCGGCAGGAATGGAGAACGTGACGGGTTGGCCCTCGATAACCACGGTTTTGACTGTGGGCATTGTGAACAGCAGGAAGGCGATAACGAAGCTGCCCACAAGTACCAGCAAGGCAGTCAGGACGAACGCGACATTACCCGAGCTACGGGCAACGGTCATGGCAGGCGTTACGGTGCGAAACTGGTTAGACATGTCGTTTCCTCTAGCCGGGTAATTCCGGTATCAGGACAATAGAACAGTCGCCGCTATCGCGCCAATGATTAGCGGTCTTAGGGTTTCTTCTTGATTAACCGCCCCAGCTTGTCCTTGATGAACTTCCGGGCTTTCAGACATTGGGAACAGGGCTTGATACCGCCGCGCGTTAGTCTCACTAGCTGGCATCCTTTCGGAAAGGTAGGCGGCCCGGTAACGCTTTACCCGGCGTCCAGTGGTTGGGGACATGGGAGAGTAACTAAACAACCCCATGCCCGGCTCAATCTGCGACAGGGCATAAGCCAGCCGGTCACTAAATACAGGCCCCCGTTCCCGGTCACGTTCCCGCGCCCGGCGTACCTGCCGACTGTTGCCGGTGTTGTTGATGACCTGCCCCCGGTGCAACATGCTGGGCATAGCGCCTTCCGACGCTATCCGCACCGCCCGGAAATGCTCATAGGACATGCTCAATTGACGATACCTTCAACGAACCGTTGATAGATGCCCGATTGGGTATCCCATTTGCGTTGGCACTGGGCAAGGAAGCTGCCGACAGTGACGGTATTCCATGCGACGGCATTGTTGTTGGCCTTGGCAACGGTCAGGTCGAGGCCGCCGATAAGGTTGCCGTACAACAGGGCATGGTGGTGGGCAGCGTCCACGACGCTGGGGATGGGGTTACGGATCAATTCAGGTTCTCCCATTCTTCCGCCTGACGGGCGGCGGTAGCCGCGTCGTCCAGCGCGCGAACCGTGGACAGGGAACCCTTGGCAGCGATAATCAAAACCGCCCGTTCGCTGGTATGGCTTGCCAAGGCCAGTTCGGCAATGCGCAGTTCTTCGCGCAAGGCAAAAACCCGGTCTTGGGCCTCAACGATCCGTTCTCGGTTTACGTTCAAGTCGCGGACTTGAGCGCCGTACAAGTCCTTAAATGTCTCTAGCATGTTCATGCTATTACCTTTCCCAATTAATGATGGCGTCAACCACTTCTTCGGCATTCAGCTTGGCGGACCAGATACCACGGGTGGAACGGTCAATCTTGTGGTCGTCAACGTGGGTGACGTACCATTCTTCCACGCCCCAGACAGTGCCGCCGCGACCGTTATCGACTACGCCCATCGTATAATCAATGGTGAAGGTGTATTCGATGCCGTCAATCTCGGTTGTGTATTCCATGGGGGTAACTCCGTTTTGGTGTTACCCCCTTCTTACGGGCTATCCGAAGCCGTGTCAACTGCTATTCGACAACCGACTTATCGGTTAAACGATAAGCTACAACGTCGGCATTGGTTGGGCGTCCGGTATTGATCCAGCCCACACTGTCAGCGCGGACGCCGAGCAAATCGGGTGCCCGGTCGCCTGCCGTTGGTTCGCGGAACCGCACGTCAACAATGTCGTCGGCGGAAATGTCGAACGGGTGTTCTAGGATACCGTGCCATTCGGTCCACGGGCGTTCTGGTTTCGGTGGCGTACTGACGACCTGAATATCCCCCCGGCGCAACGCCTCGATTGTCTGACGTTCTTCCACGGTCAGGCCGTCGCTGCTGCCCATAAGAACCTCGCCAACCTTGGTAATCTCAAACCGGGACAGCTTCTCAACCGCGTTGGCGATCCGGTTAAGGTCAATCAGGGCACCACCCAACAGGATGGTAACCGGCCCCATGATTTCGTGCGGGTTGGCGTTCTCGCCACTGGCCACGGCGTTGGCAAGGGTTGCCAAGGCACTGTCAATGTCTTCCGTTCTATTCATAGTCCCGATCCCGTTAGGTAGATTTTGATTGCGTTTGCTGCTTCTACCCATGAGTAGCAAACCACGCCCTTGTAGCCTTGGGCGGTTACGAAGTCCAGAAACTCTTTCTGGTCATCCGATACCCCACCATAGTCCCAAGGACCGGGACCGTTCGGTCCCCGCTTGAGCTTGGCGGCGGGTTTCTTCATTTCGATGTACAGGCCGTGATACCAGTTACGGGCCAAATGCAGTTCGCCCCTAACGTATTCGTCCTTGTTCCATATGGGCCGTGGGCACGGCAAGAACACGTCAACCACGCCTGTTCGCGCCCCTTCGGCCTTCATGCTGGCCGCGACAGCCTTATGGCGTTCCCCGCCGTTGGGGATGGCATGGAGCCAGCGCAATTCGGGGGCGTTCTGGACGTTCAACGCCGCCCAAGCAAACAGGGCGACTTGTTCGCCGTGTTCCGTGCCAGATCGGGCATAGACTGCCGGGTCTACCATGGTCACTTATCCTCTAGTTCGCCGAGCCGTTCCCGGCCTTCCTTGGTGATGGTCAGGTTACCGTAGGACGTGGCATAGATAAACCCGTCTTCAATAGCCTTGCTTAGGGTAATCGCGTTGGCGCGGGACGCATGGGTAATCTGGTAGTCCAGCACGGCCCGCAGCAACCGCCCTTCGCTAGTCTGTATTGTCGGTGTCATGGTCTTCCGCCTTGTCCAGCACTTCGTTAGCAGTCAACGTCAGGGGACTATACAGCGCCCCGGCGAATTGGCTAGGCATAATGCCCATTTGCGTTTCCGTGTTGCGGTACTTCATATACCGGGCGACCTTGGACCAGTTGTCCCGCACGCCCTGCAAGATCGCACGGTTAGCGGCCTCGGCATCAGCCGCCGCGTTGAATTTGTCCATATCGAGAATACCCACAATAGCCGCGTCAATGAGCGCGTCGATATAGCGGGGCGTCAAGGCGTCAAGTTCCCAGCTTTCATCTGTCTCATAATCGCGAATGTACCCGGCTAACCGGCTATCCTTTTCCTTGGCATAGTCCGGGGCAAGGTCCAGTTCTTCAATCTGGTCCATGTTGAGGCCAAGGCGGTGAACCTCTACCGCGCCCGAGCGGGCAAACCAGTTGACCAATTCGTCATTGTTACGGGTCATGTCAACGCCGCTCGGGTCATGGTCACCCAGATAGAACAAGACGCACTTCTTGCCGTTCCGGCGTTGCTCGGCAAACCGTTTGCCTGCCCGGTATTGTTCGGAAGTGGACATGTAGCCGCGACATGCCATGTACGGCACCCGGTACTTGTTGGCCGGGCGTTCGACAACGCCGATAAGCGCGTCTTTCTCAACCCAGACTTCGGCATAATAGTCCTGATCCTGCCAAAGGTTTTCAGCGTAGTTGTCCACAACCGAGCGCATAAAGTCGGTCGGGTCTTCATAATTCGGGATGGACATAAGGTTTCTAACCCGGTCTTCCACGCCGTCCCAATCAATCAACCCGGCCTTCCGGCCTTCGTCCACGATATAGCCAAGCCGGTCATAATTCTGCTTGGTGTTTTCGTACCATTTGTTATGCACAAACTGATAGTGCATCTGCCGCAGCGTGAAAGTATAGCCGTCCGCCGCCGCCGCTTCCAATACCGCGTTGACCTTGGCGATCATATCCAACGTCTTGCGCTGGAATGCCCTTGTCTGGAATGCCTCTTTCATGACGGGAACTGCCCTTCAAGGTACATGGCCAGCTTATAGGCCTTGGACGACTTGGCCAACTTCTTACCGATTACCCCGGCGGCCATAACCTCGATCATGGTGCCTACCTCGGTCGGCTCTAGGATAATAACCACCGTGGCGTACTTGGGGGCGTTGTCATACAGCACCTTTGCCATGGTCAGTAACTCCCGCCATAGGGTACGGCCTCGGTCAGGTCGCTATTGACCCGCACCACGTCGGCCAAAACCTCGATCATCCCGCCGGGCGGGCCATTATCCGGAAACCGCGTCACGGTATCCGTGCCGCCGATACTGCCGGTTGCCATGGCCATATGAATGGCATTAAGAGCATGGTACACGCTCTTGGCTTCCCGGACCTTCCAGCGCCGTTTAGCGCGATCCGACTTGACGCGAACATAGTACAACATTGTGGGCACTCCATAAGAGAATAGCCCGACCATAGGGCCGGGCTATCTGAAAGTCCACCGTGCCGGAATAATTAGGTTAATGGCACGTAAACGGGTAGCGATAGCAGAACCAAAACCAGTACAGGTCGGGAGCGTATAACCAGATGGCGGCAACCGCCAGCCAACACGCCAGTAACGCCGCGCCAACTGACCAGTGCATTACCCGGCCTTGCCCGTTGACCCCAACTGCTTGTCAACGTCGCTGATAAGGCCGGGGCGCTGGTGCTGCCCCATAATCAGGGCTTCCATATACGTGAACGAGTGGTCCAGCACGACGGCCCGGCCATCTGGGAACACCAGTTTGGACCGATCCTTTTTGACGCCCCGTTCCGTGACCGGAACGATGTAGACGCCCGGCCCGAGAAAGATTAGCGCGTCAACGCCGGGGTCGTTCACGTCGGCTTTGGCACCGTCTGGCAGGATCGTTACTTTGACGAACATTGTTCGGCCTTTCTGTCTATCGCTGCCCACAGGTAGCGCCGGGCCGCCATGGATGCCGTGCGCTGGTTGGCTTGTGCGTCTTTGCGTTGCTCGGGTGCATAGACGTACACCATGGCGTAGCGGTAGGCAATCGCCGCCGCCGCTTGGAAGTCCATGGCTTTGGCTTCCATCGCCTCTATGGTCAGTCCGCGCATAGCTAATCCTCTATGTCTGTCTCGGCAAGGGTCTTACCGAACACGTTGTACATGGCTTCAATAACGGTCAGCTTAGGCGTGTCGCGCGTCCGGTAGTTGTCGAACGTCTGTTCCGATATCCCGACCCTCTTGCAGAGTGCCCGCCGGGATATCTGGTGTTCATTCATCAGAACGATAATGCGGCGAAACAGGGGATGGGCGTGGTTCGCCGGACTGATCTTCTTGAACCGCAGGGTATACGACTTGCGGGGCTTCTTGGGAAGCCGGGGTTTAGGTACGCCCGCAGCTTCCCGTTTCTTGCGTTCGGCTTCTCGCAGGCGACCTATCCGGCCAGCTACGGCGTTCTTGGTCACGCCAAGCGCCGCAGCCATTTCCACATAGCTTAGGCCCTTGAGGTACATGCCCCAAAGACTTTTGGTCGCCGCGTCTGTCCATCCGGGGCGACCTGTCCGGCCCTTAGCCACCGAACGGATACCGGACCGGCCTTTTCAGGCCACGGGACAGGATACGCGAGACACCGGCCCCCAGTGGTTCGGTCGCCAAGTTCTGGGTATCGCCGGGGTGTTTGTGGCCGGGGCGAATGGCACGGCCCACAGTCTGGACGTGACGCCCGAACACTTCGCGCGGGACTTCCGGGTAAGCGTCCTTCGGCAGGGGCTTCCCGATGCCAAGCGGGTTGTTGTCCTTGCCACCAAGGCGGGCAGGCTTTGGGGCGCGCGTAGCCGGGGTTGCAGTGATTTCACCGATTGGCGACTTGGGGGTAGGGGTAAGCCAACCGCCGATCTTGGCAGTGGGTCGGGGCATCAGTGCCCGGCGCTGCTTACGATTGACCATCTGACTTTGCCTCGCTTGTCTTCTTGGCGTGGTAATCTCGCTTGACCACCAATCGCTGTTCCTTGGTCACCGACTGGGGCCGGGTCTTGAACCGCTTGGCCGCCATCATAGTGAACTTGTCTCCGAATGCCTTGGTATATCCCATTATCCGTTCTCCATTACCCGGACATGATAAACCCGGCACTTGGCCGGGTCCATCGGGTTAACAGTGAATGGTTAACGTCAGTTGAAGTTGACGTTAAGCGAGCCGGTCGGGAAGACCACCGGGTCAGCCGCCACGATGGTCCGGGGCGTATCGAGCGGGGACCAGCCCAGCATGTTGCCCGCGCTGGACGCATCGAACAGGCCGAAGTGGGTAACCGACGCACCGCCAGCGGCGGCCCCGAAGTCCACGTCTGCGCTGTTGGTGATGGCCCGGCTGGTCACCGCGCCCCAAGTCACGCCGACACGACCGGCAACCCGGATAGTGGTGGTGACTTCGTTGGTCAGGGTGCCCGCCGCCGTTGGGTCTGCCGAGAACAGGGCCACGTAAACGGTAGCCGGGGCCGTGGGCATCGCACCGGCCTTGAGCCAGTCCAGAATTTCATTCGCAAGGTAGTTCGACAGTTCAGACGCCATGGAGAAACCCTTTCAAGGTTCGGCAGCTTTAGAAGGCAATTGAAGTATGGTAAATTCCTTCAAACCCGATAACACAAGCGTTTACCAGATTTGCATTCGATATGGCAAGGTCATTGCCGGTGCCTGACGACTGGAACACTTGGATAGCGTCAAACGTCGGGGTTACGGGATCGTAACCAGCTTTACCGCCGAGCGACCCGCTAAGGCCGGTCATGGCAGAACCGTAAACCCGGAACCCGCCATGCACGCCGTCCGGCAGATAGTACGGGCCTGATTGATCAACTTCGTATGGCAGTTTACGAATGGTCACGTAAGACCCGGTCGATGAACCCTTGTTCGTAATGCGGACGTTGCCCTTAACAAGGACCAAACTACCGATACGCAAGAAGTAGCCGCCAGTACCGGCGGCCAACACAACGCCGGTTGGTTCGCCACTGCTAGGGATGCCTAGTTGCGGCGTAAAGAAGCCCTGTTTGATCTGTAGTTTACGATTGCTGCCCGGCGAACCCGGAATGGCACCGGCCAAGTAGGCAAGCGCTCCAAGCTCGGTATCGGTAAAGGTCGTAAACTCGGTAATCTTTGCGTCTGCCATGGTTATACCTCAAGCAAGATTTTGTCGCCGCTTTCCAGAAGGGCATAACTGTTGTCTTCTTTCAGAAGACGGTTAGACGTAGCCCCGACAACCAGATTGCCGGTAAGAGTTCCCCCGGCAGCAATGACGCCAGCCAGACGACGCGAAACTTTGAGATTGCCTGTTACCGTGCCACCCAATGCCACGACACCAGCAAGGCGCTTAGAGGCGACAAGGTTGCCGGTAACAGTGCCACCAGCGGTAACGGTAGCGGCAAGAGTACGGCGCGAAACTACCGTGCCCACAATCGAGCCGCCGCCCGAGACCGCACCGCTAAGTAGCCGCGTGACCGGGGCAGTGCTGGCCAGTTCGCCGGACACAGTGCCCCCAGCGCCAATTGACCCGGCAAGACGCCTAGAGACTTTCAGGTTGCCCGATAGTGCGCCACCACTTTGGACGACGCCGGACAGGTCGTTAGCCGGGGCCTGCATAGCCCCGACGACCGTTCCCCCTGCAATGATCGTACCGGCCAGCGACCGGGATACAATGCGGATATCGCCCGAGACAATCCCGCCAGCACCGATTGCACCTGACAGGGTGACGGGGGCCTTACGGATACTGCCGACAACGATACCGCCGCCCTGTATGAACCCCCGCAGGCGCTTAACCCCGTCGTCCGGGGCGCGGGCAGCGGTAGCCTGTCCACCGAATGAGAAGTTAAGGCCGAACTGCATTAGACCGCGCCTTCCAGCCCGGACGCCGTGGCAGCGGTTATGTGGGTCGCGGCAATCATGCGGGTTTCGCCATCGGAGAACGCCATAACGCGGCTTTCACCAGATGCCGTTGTCACGGTCACGTTGCCGCCACCATTAGCACGGATTGCCCGGATTGGGTGGGTAAGCGCGTCCACGCCCGGCGTAAGCGGCACCCAATCGACCGGCACAAACAGGCTGGTCATACGGGCCGCAGCGGCCATGCTTGAGGCTTCGGACATAGGAAAGTCCCCTGATTTGGTTATCAGGGGACTATGGGCACGTTTTACGCCTTGGCGCTAGGGGTTTAGGCCCTATTTCGCTAGATGTTCGTCAATCAAGGCCATCCACTTGCGGAAGCCCTTCGCCTTGCCCCAGAACCGGGCTTCAAGTTCCCTGCCGTGGGTGTCCACTTCCGCAACGGTCGAGCGTTCCCCGATGACCTGCATAACCGCGCGACAGTCGTTAAACTCCCGCATGATTTCCAGACCATTGGTCCGGCCTTCCTGCGCCGGGCTTGTGCCGTCCAGACCTTGAGCGGTGGCCCGGCTGCAAGCCTTGGCCAGTTCCGCCGCTTCCTCGCCTAGCTTGGAAATCAGCGCCAAGGCGTGCGGATCGGTCATGGGTATCCATGCCGTAATAATGCCCTCGATTGGTTCGGCCATCTTATTCCCCTGTACCGTAGTGCAACAACCAAGTGTTGCGACCGCCATGGTTATCCGGCAACTGCTTGATAAGCAATTCCGCAAACCGCACCCGATCAAGCCCAGACTGTATTTCGGTTTGGGTTAGCTCGATCACGGTAGGCTTGTAGCCCCAAGCCTCGATAAATTCCAGCGCTTCCGCGTAACGGTTGGCCTGTAGCTGTTGGCAGGCCTTCGCCGCCACGAATGCGCTTTCCTGCCATCCGATATCGCGATTGTGACACATACCGCTTGGGTACTGGGTGAACGTGCCACCCATCGCCCCGCCGTCATAGGTACTTGAACCAGACGAACGGCGGTCCTTGATGATGTAGTCTAGACCGTTTAGGTTAGTGGTTTCGCTCATAGCGGCGTTATCCCTTCACTGTCAAAGGCGTACTGTACGCCGTTATCCGTATTTATGTTATCGAATAGACTAGCAAGGTTAACCGGCTCTTGCCATGGGGCAAGCTCTACCGGCTTCGTTACCGGGTTCTGTGGCCCGCCCATGACGGCCCGCGCGATGGCGTCGGCTAGGTCAGTGCCGTAATAGACTTCCCAGCCATCCGTGTTGCGGCGTACCGAGACCTGATAGCCGCGCGAAGACCTGCCCACAGACAGGGCCGCTATGACGTTCTGGTCTAGGGCGGTCTCAAGGTTGGCAAGCGGTTCCCATCCTTCATCCCCTTGCCAGTGTTCCCATGGGGGAAGCTGGGTCATTTGAGGTACACCCGCACAATGCTGTTAGGCTTGAGTGCGACCATAAACCCGAGCAACCCGGCCCGGTGCTGGTTGACCCGTCTTGCCGCTTCTGACCAGTCATAGCGCCACGGCCCGTATTCCGGGAACGGTCTGGCACGGCAGACAGTCGTACCGTCCGGCTTGACGAATACCGGGACGTAATAATCTGGTTGTCTATCCATTGGTGTTACCCCATTCGGCTAGGTCGCCGTGATACAGTCTGCCTATCATTTCGTCCGTACTCTGGACGACGGACAAACCAACGTCAAGCATCAGTTGGCTAAGGACTGGCCATCCTCTATCGTCCATGGGAATGAAGCGATAATAAACCGTCCTACGGTCTGACAGCAAAACCATTAGTTCCCTACCATCGCCCGGCTTCTCCCGGTCGTGGAACAACTCAAAGCGAACGACGAACGGCAGGCCCGAGTTATCGCGCCCGCTCACTTGGCGCACCCATAGCAAACGCCCTTCAACAAGAGGATATGCGGCTTCCCGCATACCCGGCACTTGGGCAAAGGCTTGTAGGCTATCGGGCGTCCGAACTTGTCGCGCATGGTCTTGGTCCTTACCGTGTCGTGTTGTAGCGTTCGCGGATCGCACGGGCGCAACGTAGCTCCGTCTTAGCATGGGTGATATTGTATTCCTGCCGTGCCTTAACCGCGCCGTCTACATAGTCGTGGTAGATCAACAGCCAGTTGCTACGCTCGGTATGCAGGCGTGGCATTTGCTTCTTATTCAGCTTTGTCATGTCAGGCCTCGGTAGCTGGGTGGGTGAATACGACGGTCTGGCCATCGTCTTCCAAGGTGAAGGGCACTTCGCTCATAACCAGCGCAGCAGCCGCATCCGGGGGCACTTCGTACCCTTCGTGAAATACGTTGATCCAGTACAGGCGATCCGTCTTAGCGGTTGCGCGTGCCGCCCGGACCAAGCCGGGGGTGTAGACCATGGGAACAGATGTTAGACGGTACGTTGTCATTGGTATCCCCTATCGGTCAAATGTGTGCATGACTTCATCACGGTCGCCCGTAACGTCTACCAGAATGTTCCGGTGCTGGTCAACAGCGAGGTACGCCCGCTTGGACCAGACCCCAAGGGTCAACTGGGTATAGAAGCCGGGTTCATAACCGACCGGATTAACGTACACCGTGCAACCGTACATCTTTTCCAGAATGGACAGCGCGGCGACTTCAAGTGCGGTAAGCTCGGTGAATGCGGTTCCGGTCGTGACTAGGTTGCTCATTTGGTATTCCCTTTCAGTTGTTGGGTACACCTTAACGGCCATGCGTGGCCGGGTCTATAGTGACCCGACCACTAGGTTAACTGTTGGCTAATACGTCGTTGCGTAGTACTTCACGCCGTCGCGCTTGTCGGTGTAGTCCCAAGAAGCATCCCGCCCACAGGCCATTCCGTGGAACATGCCGCCGTTGTAGGTCGCGCCCTTGGTCTCGTCGGCGTGGGCCAGTGCATCGGCTTCATTGGTGAAGTAGGCGATGGCAAAGCAGGTCCGCACGTCTTTATGGTGCGGCTGGGTCTTAGCGTCATAGCTGTTCATGGCTTGGGTTCCTTACTCGGGTTGGGTGGTCGGGGATTACCCGACCATGTTAACGCTACGGACCCTATGACCATCGCGTTCAATGATCCGGGCGGCTTGGTCGCGGTTGTTGGCAACCACGTTAGCGAACGTCTTGATTTCGTCCGACGTGCCAGCCATGTAAACCTCGATATCGTAGGCGTGCTTGCCCTTGAGTGTGGGGGCCATGTCTGGATGCCAAATGCGGTTGGTCATGTCGGTATCTCCGTTTACTGGATACACCTTATGGGTCATCGTTGGCCGTGTCTACCCATGTCCGGGAATAATGGTTAAGGATGCCCTAATCCGCTCGGGTGGAGCTTGTGGCCCGGATAGTTCCCGCCAGCCGTGCGCAAGCCAGCTTCCTTCTGTTCCATGCCCCCAGACATGAGCCGGTCGATTTCTTCGTGCCGCTTGGTGGTGTTGTGCGCCCGCAGGGCATCCCATTCGGCATCAATGGCGTCTTGCTGGGCCGCAAGCTCGGCAGGGTCAATGCCTGCCATCATGTCGGTGCGGACCATGGCTTCCACCAGTGAGGCGACAATAGCCGGGTCCATGCGTTCCCGCCTGTTGTTGAACTGCTGGCGGGTCCGGGCATCGCGTAGCGTGTCCAGTTCTGCCAATGTGTAGGCACGGGCTGCAATCTGGGTTTCCATCTTATGGTGTCCACTTCGCTGACGTGCTTTCGCCGTCCTGTTCGACGGTCTCAAGCTGGATGAACCGTAGGTCGTACCCGCGTTCCATCAGGAAGGCTTGCACCAGATCGGGCAAGCGCTTCTTTTCGTTCTCGGTGCTGGTCTTGTCCGGCGCTTCGTACAAGATCGTTAGTGCGTACCGCTTCATGGTTCTACCCTTTCGGGCCGGGGATTACCCGGCCACCGCTTCCAGAATTGTAATGTCGGTATAGTAGCTAGTGACGCCTTCCTTGCTGTTAGCCAGCTTCACGGCCAGTTCATAGCGACCGCACCAGCCAAGGTTGTGGTAAACCGTGAAGTCGGTAGCCTCGACCGCTGCGATACGGGCGGCAAGCTGGTTGGCGATGTACTGTTCACGGGTGACGCTGACCAAGCCCACAGATTGGGCGACGCGCTTGGCATTGTCTTCGTCGGCGCGGACCTGACCTTGGGCGATCTTTTCGGCGCTGTACATGTCCGGGTGATCGGCAAGGTAGTTCTTGGCCGGGTATGGGTCGTTACCGTTGGCAATCCGGAAATTATAGTCCCAGTTGTTGCCGTCGCTTTCGGTCCACGCGGGGCGCGTTGCACGGGCCATATGTTCCGCCCTGCTGTACCGAGCAACGACAGTGTGCGAATACGTGCGTTCGGTCGAACGGGTATGCTTGGTGCCGTTTGCGTCGATTGCGTGGTACTTGGTCTTGGTCATTTGGGTAGCTCCGTGTTTCGTTGTCCCTTTGTAAGGCCTACCCATGGCCGTGTATATAGTCAGTCGGTCCAATGGTTAACAGGCTATTGCTTATAGGGGTTCGGATACCCGGTCTGCATTCTCCAAATCCGTACATAGGTGTTGTCCCTATGGTTGTGTAGCAGGGCATATTTACGGTCTTGTGGTTTCCGGCGTTCGTATGCCCGGCGTTGAGAAATAGAAATCAATTTCAATTCCATGTATGAACCCCTGTTTTAGAAACCTAATACACCCGGAAACCCCCGGAAACCTTAGTCTTTCTCTTCTTTTGTATTAGTGTATTAGGTGTATTAGATCAGTAGGACATTTAATTGGATTGAATTGTTTAATTGAAATCAATTCCATTAGGCGGGAGATATATACCGACCCCCCTAATCCACCTTATACACTCATACAAACCCCGGAAATCCTAGTGTTTCGCCTAATACAAACCTACAACACCTACTACATACACCCGAGCGCATTTAATGCGTTCAATTATCCTCGACACCACCGATAAGCCAAGCCGGATTAGTCACCACGTAATAGACCCCGGCTGACTTCCCGTAAGTCGCAAGCTGGGTAGCACCAACCTGTTGAATGAAACCCGCGTCCAACAGTGACCGGATATGACTTTCCAGCGCGCGGTTCATTCCTTCCTTAGCATTCTTGTATGAAGCGATATTCGTTAAAGCCTGCATAATGTAACGCTTAGGGATAAGCCGGTCCTGTTGCATCTGCCAAGTCATCCCGAGCGAGTGGCAACGCTTGTCCGACAAACGCATTGCGCCTTGGAATGCCTTTTTCATATCAAGCATTTGTTTGGACACGCCGTCACCGATATCCCCGGTAACAAACCGGGCAACCAGACGGGACGTATCACGCTTCACCATCGTTACCGCGTATTCGGCCAACTCCAATGTGATGACCGGATTAGTCATGTTGATACCGATTGCGATAAGCGAAGCCAGTTTGGCGGCCTTGAGATAAGCCCGGTTCCAAAGCTGGTCGATTACGTCATTGTCGGCCTTGTTCATTATGCCATCAACCGTAAGGTCGAAATGGTGTAGAAATGCCTGCGCTTCGTCGGTCAACTGTACGTCAACCGGCTTTGACTGCTGGTTCAACATTAGGGCGTAACCGCATAGCTGGGCAACGGCGTGTACCAATTGTGGGGATGGCTGGACGTTGGCGCGTTCGATATTCAGGGGCACGCGATCACCGTTATATTCAATGATCGTAAAGCGCGGCAACAGACCATCGGCAACAAGGTCTTCGTCAAGCATGGCGTAAAACCGGGCCGGGGTGCCTTCACCCACAATCGAGAATGCCGGGCTAATGATTTCGGACGTATTCTTGTCCTTGTCGGAATAGATGGTCTGGCCCAAGGTCTCGCCACGACCGGACGCCGAATAAGCCCGCAACATGGTTTGCTTGAGTGCCACAAGACCGGCATTCGCATTCCGGGAAGTCATGTTCTTTAGCGTAAGATCGACTTCACCCAACACCGACACAAAGGACTTGGAACCCTTGTCCAGATGCTTCACCAAGGCTTGACCACTGGAAATAGTGGTTGGGCCAACAAACTCCCGAGCGCCGGGGCAGTTACCGCCACCATCGCCAACCAGACAAACGGCATTCATCAGCTTGGACATGCCCGAATTAATGGCTTCCTTGCCGCGACCCGTCCGGGCCAACAACAGGGTGTACTGGTTGAGGCCGGTGCCGGACACGTTATAGGCCCGCCCACAGATACCGGCCATCAGGCCAATGGCACCGGCAAGGGCTATCTCGGGCACCGGGCGCGGGGCCTGCGCATAGATATAGTAGGCGATCTGCCCCAGAAGGCCGGGGACCGGCTTACGATAGGGGTTGTCTTCGTCTTCAACGAATGTATATCTGGGTGCGTCGTCCCCAGTTGGCGAGACAGGGGGCGGCAGGCCGGGCGCTTGAGGAACATTAGGGGGGTTCATATCCCGACCCTGACCAGTACCGACCCCGGCCACCTTAGCCCATTCAGCATCTAGCGCGGCCTTAACACCGTCCATGTCCAGCGGCGGCGGGTGAAGGTCAAAGGCCTTGTCCACCATGCCGAACACGTAAGCGTCACGGGCGGCCTTATCACGCTGACCGAGTGCCGACAGCCGGAATATGCGGGCGATCTGGAAACGGCTTTCCGTGAAATAGGCAAGGATATCAATAAGCGCGAAATCGGCTTCCGACTGACTGCCATAATACTGTTGCCAGTCACCGTTAGCTAGGTCGCGGAACTTCTGACCATTGGCCGCAGCAAGGCACTTGTTAATAACGGTCTGGTCGTCGTGAACGTCTTCAAAGGTGCCGGTGTACCCAACCACCTTTTCCGCGCTAGTTAGCTCGGTATACAGCCAGTTGATGGCCTCTTGTTTATCGGTGATGGGCGCGGCTTCGTAAACGTTGCCAGTGACCACCATAAGCCGCGCATGACTGTACATTTCGACAGCCGCGACATGCTTACCCTTGGGCGTAAGGCCAAGGCTGATAATGTGGAGACCTTTGCCGGACTGCGATATCTCCATATAGGTGCCACGGAACCGATTATAGATATCGAGTTGCACGCGGGCGATACCAGCCGGGTCCGCATTCACGGGCGAACCATCCGGGTGTTTCTTATAGGGGTCGTCAAAGTCGATAAAGCAGAACGGGTCAACGTCGTTTATCATGTACCCGATGCCGGAATACCCATAGACGTTATTGCCGTCATTATAGAGGGCCAACACCTGTTCAAACGTTCCCCAATGTTGTGGGTTCGTTGAACTGGCACGGCCACCATGGATAGGCGAATAGGGAACCTTAGTGGTCCGCCCATTCTCAAGGGTCTCTAGCTTCCAAACTACCCAATGCGGGTAAGCCCGTAACTCATTCGGTAGATTGTGGAACACAGGTATTGACCAACTGGTTGCCGGTAAGCCGGGTGTAAAGTTTTTCGATGACGACCGCAGACGGGTTGTCATATTTGCCGTTGGCGAAGCCGCCGAGCCAGACAGGCGTTACGCCCATTTCAGCGGCTAGATCGCGCAGCAAGAGGTTGGCAGGCCGCTCTAGCACAAGCCTTTGTACACAGGCCAGCAGGGGGCTACTATATGGGGTGGGCGTCATGGTGGGCGCTCGGGTGGGGAAAGTCGCACCATATCGCCTCAACTCTGATTTGCACAACCTAAAATTCGTTTGTTTTGGGGGTTGACCTTGGGAAACGCTGGGAATACCTTGGGGCATCAAGGAACAGCCCGAACGGGCACCACTCAAAGGAACGGCCCCCATGACCCAACAGCCTAACGCGCTTCACCTTCTGATTGTCGAATGGCAGACAATCAAACAGCAGATTGCCCGCGAAGTTACCCCGCTTCTCGCCAAGGAAATGGAACTTCGCAAGGCCATCATGTCGCAGGCATTCCCCAACGCTGTTGAGGGAACCAACAATCTGGACCTTGGCAGCGGCTACACGCTCAAGGGCGTCAAGGCCGTTACTTATGACCTGACCAACAGCGACAAGGCCGGGTGGAAGACTGACGAAGCTATCGAGGCTATCGAAAAGCTCGGCAACGAAGGTGCATTCATCGCCGAACGTCTGGTGAAATGGAAGCCCAGTCTTTCCGTCACCGAGTACAAGGCCCTGTCCGTCAACGACCCCGTACAGGCCAAGATTAAGGCTCTTATCGACAATGCCTTGACGCTCAAGGACGGAGCGCCGACACTCGAAATCTCGGCCCCCAAGGCCTAACAAAACCCAGCGCGCGGGTAGGGGAACAAGGCACCGGGTAGGTAATCCGGCCAGCCACGGATAAGGGAAAGAGGCTTTCCCCCGGTTCCCCGCTTTCGCGCTAACGCGCAAGGCATACGGGTAGTACTGAAACCGTATGTCGAGACCAGTACCGTTACAGGGCGTTCACACAACGCAACCAGCGGCATATGTATTATAGGCCGGGTAATGCTAAACTCGGATACTGGTCACCCTTAGCCCACAGGACAGTCACCCATGAACTACGTTCCACCGCCGAGCATTCAAATTCGCCACACAAATGACGTGGCGAACAACGGCGTTAAGACGCTGGTTTACGCGCCGTCCGGTGCTGGCAAGACAACCCTTTGCGCGACGGCCCCCCGGCCTATCGTGCTGTCCGCCGAAAACGGGTTGCTGTCCATCAAGGCCGCCAATATCCCGTATATTCAGGTCGATAGTATCCAGATGCTCGGCGCTGCCTATACCTATTTCGCCGCCAACCAAGACGGCGGCCAGTACTGGACCATATGTCTGGACAGCGTGTCCGATATCGCGGAACAGATATTGGCCTTTGAAATGAAGAACAACAAAGACCCTCGGAAAGCATACGGCGAAATGGCTATGCAGGTTATGCAAATCCTTCGCGACTTCCGGGGCCTCAATCGGCGGCATGTCGTGTTCACGGCCAAGCAAGGGCGTTTCGTTGACCAGTCAACGGGACTGACGTTGTGGGGTCCGATGATGCCCGGTCAACAGCTTGACCAGCAGTTGCCATATATGTTTGACGAAGTTTTCCAACTGGTTGTTGGTAAGACCAACGAAGGCCAGACCTTCCGCGCCCTGCGCACTGGTCGCGACAACCAGAACGAAGCCAAAGACCGTTCGGGGCTTCTTGACCCATGGGAGTTGCCGAACCTCTCCCATATTTTCGATAAGATAATGAAAGGCTAGGTCATGGACCAAGGCGTTAATTACGGTTTCAACAGTCAGGGTATCGACCCGGCAACCTTCGGTCTGCCCAATTGGGCGGACGGTTGGCACAAGGTCGTTATTGTCGGCTCGGCAGCGAAGCCGCTGTCCGATCCGTCCAAAGGTGGGCGGTTGCAGTTCAAGGTTAAGTGCATCGAAGGCCCGGAAGCCGGGAAAGAACACTTCGTCGGCCTCAACCTGTACCACAACGACCCGGACACCAAGAAGCGGGCGGAACAGGAAATGGCGTCCATTTGCGCCGTGACCGGGAAGCCGGTATTCCAGAACACGGCGGAACTGTACAACATTCCGTTCTACATTCTGGCGGAAACCCAGACCAGCAGCCCAACCCCACAGTACCCGAACCCCAAGCCCCAGACGAATTTTCGCGGCTATCGTGACGTGAACGGCAATGAGCCGGGCAAGTCCGGTCAGGGCGGCGGGCAGATGGGCGGGCAGGGTGGTCCACCGGCCAACTTTGGCGGTCAGCCAGCCCCCCAGTTCGTTCCGGGGCAGGGTGGAAGCCCGCAGGGTGGACAGCCCCAGTTCAACCCCGGCCAGCCCCAGCAGCCAGCGTTCAATCCGAACGGGAACAACGGGCAGCAGAACGGGCAGAACTTCGGCGGTCAGCCGCAATTCGCTGCCCAGCCGGGGGCTGGTGCGCCTTTCCAGCCGAATGCGGCAACGACTGGATTTCCGGCCGGGCAAAATGGGGGGAATGCTCCATTCCCTTCTAACGGTCAGCCGGGCGGCCAGCAGGGCGGACAGCCCCAGCAGTTCCAGCCGCAACAGTTCCAGCCGCAGGGCGGCCAGCAGTTCCAGCAGCCCCAGCAGGGCGGCGGACAGCCGCAGTGGAACCCGCAGGGCGGCGGCCAGCCTGCCCAAGGTGGCGGTTGGCCCGGCCAGTAACACAATACCCCGTTAGGGCGTTCCTCTAGCGGTAACTTGGGGCGCGGTTCGCCGCGCCCTCTTTTTGTCTGGGGTTACCTATGTCCGGTCTTCTATATCCGCACCAGCGCGAAGCATTGTCCCGCCAGATTGAGGCGGACATAGAAGAACTGACAGCCCACAAGTACAACGACGGCCACCGGAACCACTTGGGCGCTTCGCTCATTGGTGACGCCTGCGACCGGCGGCTATGGTATCATTGGCGCTGGGTCATGTTCCCCCGGTTCTCGGGCCGTATGCAACGCCTGTTCAATCGCGGCCATAAAGAGGAAGCCCGGTTCATAGAATGGCTACGCGATATCGGGTTTTCTATCTGGGAAGGCACCGACGACGGTAAGCAGTTCCGGGTATCCATGGTTGAAGGCCACTTCGGCGGATCACTGGACGGCATTGGCATTGCCCCGGCAATCGAAAAGTACGCGCTGCTGTACCAAATCGGTCCGTTCCTGACCGAGTATAAGACCCATAACGACAAGAGCTTTGACAAGCTCAAGAAAGATGGGGTCATTAAGTCCAAGCCCCGGCATTACGCCCAAATGTGTACCTATGGCCGCAAGTACGGTTATCGGTACGCGATCTATTGCGCCGTTAACAAGAACGACGACGAATTGCGCATAGAGATAGTAGAACTGAATTGGGATATCGGGACCGAGCTAGAGCGGAAGGCAGAACAGGTCATCACTGCCCAGACACCGCCCAAGCGGTTGTCGGAATACCCGACGCATATTGAATGCAAGTTCTGCGACTTCAAAGACATATGCCACAAGGGCGCACCGTATGAAGTTAATTGCCGATCATGCGAGTTTGCAACCCCGGTACAGGGCGGCCAGTGGCATTGCGGGCATTACCGGGCAATCATCCCGGCTGACGTGATCCGGGCAGGTTGTGGGCAGTGGCATCCGATAGGGCGGGCCAAATGAGCGTTCGCGACTATCAGACATACGGCGAAGACCAAACCTTCAATTGGTTGAACAACTCAACCAGTTTGGGCGGCGTGCTGGCTTACCCGACAGGGGTAGGCAAGTCGCACGTACAGGCGAACATAATGCGGCGGGCGCTGTCATACCGGCCCCAGTCCCGGTTGATGGGGCTGGTTCACGTCAAGGAACTAATCCAACAGAACGTCAATAAGCTGGTTGAGGCATGGCCCCAAGCGCCCCTTGGTATCTATTCCGCCGGTCTCGGCAAACGGAACATGGAAATGCAAATCACTTGGGGCGGTGTTGCATCGGTCCATAAGGTGATTAAGGATTTCGGCAGACAAGACCTACTGTTCATTGATGAATGCCAGTTACTCAATCCGTTGAGTGAAGGCATGTATATGAAGATCATTGACCAGTTGTTGGAAATGAACCCGTTTTTACGGGTCATCGGTTCAACCGCTACTTGGTGGCGGCTCGGACTGGGTAGCATCATTGAGGGAACAATCTTTCAGGACAAGATTGTTGATATGACCGGGGTTGACGCCTTTAACTGGTTTATCCAGCAAGGCTATCTTACCCGGCTAATCACCCGGCCAACTGCGACCAAGGTAGACCTGTCCGGTGTCGGGGTATCGGACAACGACTATAACCAGACGGAAGCCGCCAAAGCGTTTGACCAAGCGGCCATCACCTATCAGGCCATACAGGAAATCTTATATTACGGCCAGAACCGCCGTAAATGGCTGATCTTTGCTACCGGCATCGCCCATGCCGAGCATATTTGTGACCAGCTAAACTTGCTTGGCATTCCGACAACCGTTGTTCATTCCAAGATACCGGCCAAGGAACGCGATAAGCGCATTGCCGATTACAAGGCCGGTAAATACCGGGCTATCGTCAACAATAACGTTCTGACCACCGGCTTTGACGATGACCAAATTGACCTTATGGCCATCCTTCGCGCCACCATTTCCCCGGCGCTATGGGTCCAGATACTCGGTCGCGGCGTCCGGCCCTATTACGTGTTGGGGGGTGCCCACAGGTCAATTCTTGACACCCTAGAGGGCCGCCTTTGGGCAATGCAGAACGGGGGCAAGCTGGATTGTCTGGTACTGGATTTCGCCGGTAATGCTTCCCGGCTCGGGCCGATCAATGACCCGGTGTTGCCCGAGCGGAAGGGGCAGGGCACGGGTGACCCGCCCATCAAGATATGCGAGACCAAGAAGCTGCACCAAGGTTATACCGGGTGCGGGAACTACAACCATCCGTCCGCCAAGAATTGCGAGGTATGCGGGGCACCGTTTAATTTCGCCGTTAAGTTTGCGGAAACCAGTTACACGGTAGACGTGCAAGCCAACGATGCCCCGCAAATGCAATGGTTTGACATTAGCCATGTCTTTTACGAAAAGAAGGTTGGGCCTTCCGGTAAGCCGTTCTTGCTGGTAAGCTACTGGTCAGGTAAAAGGAAGTTCACAGATTTGGTATTCCTTGGCAGCGACGGGTTCTTGTTGCACAAGGCTAAAGGGTGGTGGGCCGCCCGGTTTAAAGTCGAGAACCCAGAACACCCGGACAACCTGCCCCCGTCCGTTGACCAAGCCTTGCCTTACGCCAACCGCCAATGGCTGAAAGAACCAAGGCGGATCATGGTACACGTTAACAAGAAGCCGTATCCCGAAATCCATCAATATGAATACGAGTGAAAGGAACTGACAATGGCACCGAGAACAGGCCGGGGGCGTAAGCCCGCTAAAAGCGAAATGGCCGCTGGCCTTATCGCCGCGTTGAACTTCATGGGGGCATTGAAGCCCCCGACCGGACAACAGCTTATGCCGTACATGGAACACACGTTTCTTAACGGCGGCTGGGCTATCGGCACCGATGGCGTACTAGCCATGGGCCACCCGATCACCGGCGAGATTGCCGGTTACGTGCATACCAAGCTGTTTGCCGATGCACTGGACAACACGTCCAAGACTTTCACCATGTCGGTTACCGGCACCGGGGCGCTTCATATCCAGTCGGATAAGTACGAAGCCCTAGTCCCGGCACTCGACCCGACAACCGTGCCGGAAACGTACCCGGACTTGAACCAGTGGCCACTTGCAGACGGGCAGAAGTTCATTGACGCATTGGTTGCCGCTGGCAAGGTGGTGTCCGACAATGCCGAAACCGTTCTTGGCGCGTCCATTCGCCTTAACGGCGAAACCGTCATGGCTACCGATGGCGTGACGGTCATTGAGGCGTACCACGGGAACGGAATGCCGATTGGTGTTGTCGTCCCCAAGGTGTTCGCAACGGCGCTGGCCAAGACCGGCAAGGTGCCTGTGGGCTTTGGTCTGCATTCCAATTGGCAGACATTGACGGTTCATTTTGCCGATAACTCATGGCTCCGTACCAACTGCTATGACCCGGCCAGTTGGTCGAACGAAGTCTTGCAGATTTTCGGTACGCTGTTTGGCGGCATTCAGGCGGAAGAACTTGACCCCAAGTTGTTTGATGCCGT